ATGAGAGCATACGAACTTTTAAAAAAGTATAACAGAATGATTGTTTATCAGATTGTCCTTTTGATATTGATGGGATTGGCTATTTTTTCTCCTCCTATGTTGTTGTGCTTATTACCTGTCTTTTTTGTTTTCCTTGTTTTTTTTATTGTTCTCTTAACAAATTCAGTGACTTATTTTGAAAACTGTTCTTACACCCAATTAGCCCTTAAAAGCAGAAATATTAAAGTAATGTGCATTTTAATGCTCATTAATCTGGTATTTATGATATCGATTCCATTTTGGGGTATGGAAATAAGATGGGAGTATATGGTATGTGCTTTGTTATCCTTTGTCACTGAAATTGGGATGGGGGTATATTGTTTTCTTTATTTTTATGCCATCAGGGAGGTTATTAAGCAGATAACTGAAAATGATAAAGAGTCTGACAGTCACATGAAAAATCCGGTAAATGTTGCAGACGATTCCTTAAGAAAGATTCCTGACGAAAATGGAAACAGTTTAGAATATACAGTCGAACTTGGAATATTTGGTAACCTAGTGCTTCAAGTTATACTCGTAATATTGGTACTACTGGTTCTTATGGCACCAGTCGGTTATTTTGCCTATATAATTTATGGAATAACCCATTCGTAAATAAAATTATAGGGGAAACTGTTAGGGACTGAGAGACTTTATCTTGGGGGCTGTACTAATTCCTATCATTTTATGGTGCGTAACAGGGTACAAAATTCTTCTGTGGATAGCTTTGATTTTTGGGATTCCAATACTCCTATTAGTTATAATTATGTTGCCAGTTTTCCTATAGTGTTAAAGAATGTAGATGCGAAATTTGGAATATTATTTTGGTTGGGTGTAGATAGCGTTTGAAAGATTGAATTATATGGAATCAGAAAATAAAAGCCAGTTACCGGAACCATTGCCAGATGAGGAAAATTCCGAGGTAAATGGTGGAATATGTGAAAGCAAAGAAGGTGACCATGATGATTATGATGACGATATTCCTCATGATGAAAAAGCTCAACTTCTCAGAGTTCCTGTACTATTTTTAGTAGGTGGGCTTATTTGGTTTATTTTTCCATATATGTATATTTCGTCTGGTCTAAGTTTCAAACCTGGTGATTTCTGTGGATTCTTTTGCTTTTTTGCAGACATATGTTATTTGGGACTTAGACTAGCCTCGTCGGTAGTAGAATCTGTATTAATTTCTATCTTTCTATGGTGCATGACAGGATCTAAAAAACTTTTTTTTGTGGTTTTGTTTGCGGGAATATTGATACTCCCTTCGATTGTTTTATTTAGGTTTTTTGCACTTTCCCAGCATTAAATCTAATGTCTTAGGGGAAGCAGTGCCGGAGTTATCCCCGACACTGCCTTAAGCTTTATTCCATCAGTCCTCTCTTATCTTTCCCGGTACTTCCTGCCGATGTCCTGAGCCTTCTGCAGATAATAGTAGATCTGCCTGATGCTTAACCCGATCCGGTCTGCTATCTCCTTGACGGTCATCCCAGATCCCTCTTTCAATTCGAACACCTCTGCAATAAGAGGATCTTCCTGAATCATCAGATCCCGAATTTCCTCATACTGCCGCTTTGCCTCAAACAGTTCAGCCAGAACCGGTTCTTCCCGATGCTGCTCATTTTCGATCACCTCATCCCATGAAATGACGTTCGGCTGCCACTGATCACGGTATCCCGGAAACGGGCAGTTCGCGCAGCTGTTGCTGTCAGGACAGCGGATCAGCCGTGTTTTGCCGGGAACCATGCAGCGATTCTGACGATAGGTATTACGGTGACGGGTATGGAGCTCTCCAAGAAGGAAGCGGTACGTGGCTTCATCAGCCGGGGTGAGATGAACCGTGATCCTCTCATTCCCAATATACCAGGTTCGGCACTGGCTCCAGCTGATTCCAAGCGACTCCAGTTGTTCACCGTGCTCAATTTCAATCGGTGCTGCATATACCTCCTTGCCTTGATTCCTGAGTTCGTTAAGGGTTCTAACCTCATCAGAGGTAAGAGTTACATTATCCCATTTAATTTCTTTTGCCATTTTGGCTTCTCCAATTCGGAAAAACCGAAGCGGAGAAACCCTTCATGGCTTGTTGTCACTGTGTGCATTAGGTCACCTCGGGGAATACCCCGTTCGGCAGGTGACCAGTGGTGCATGACACTGGACGGTTAAAATAAAATCGCCTGTTTCGGCCATGCACTCATCAGTTCGCGACCTGATGAGCTTACGCAGGCGAGCGTGTTTATAAATCATGTGTTTTTTGTGCTTATGCAAAATAAGCCATAGAGACACAAAAAAAGCAGGCATCTAAAAGGGTGTCTGCTTGATGATCGTATTCTTGAAAAGCGTGATCTACTTAACAATAAATATGAGCGGCTGATTGTACATGTTTATTGGGAGTTCGTGGGGATATTTAGTGACCTTTCGGTATTAAGTGACGATTATTTGATAACAGCTAGTATATTTATTAAACGTTGTATCTTGAATATGCCAATATTGATGCTAGACCACTAAATGGATGAACAAAGCCTCAATATCATTATTGATAGAGAAAGAATTTGATTACGGTGATAAATATATATATTTTAATATATTTATGGAATAACATCTTCTAATTAGTGCATTTGAGCGTCTTCTTCACTAAAAAACAAATCTAAATGCGTTAGTTGTCTTGTTTTGTGAGATCAAACGAGGAATTAAATGTATTATTTGTGATAGTGTTAAAATGCTTTGTATTGTCTGTTTGGTGGCTAACAGGAAATTGGTTAGAGCAAAAAGATGATGTGGTAAACAACGGAGGATTTTACCAAGTGGAAAAGTTGATAGACATTAGGAGCTATCCGGTTGTAAATGTATTGAGTAAGTTACTTGAAGATAAAGCGACAAAACGGAATATCATTTGGGCCACTGATACATATTCTGAATACGGCGAAGAATTTACGGATAAGATGCAAATGAATACGAATTCGTTACTATGGCGACCAGATATTATTCGTCCTCGTATTCAAAAAACATGTGAGGAACAGGCTCAGAGAACACGAAAAAAAGCCGAAGTATTCACGCCTGTGTGGTTGTGTAATTCGATGAATAATCATTTTGATGAAGAGTGGTTCGGTCGAAGTGGGGTTTTTAATGTCGAAAATGAAGACAAAACATGGACAGTAACGGAAGGAAAAATAGAGTTTCCAAAGGGAAAAAATTGGCAACGTTATGTGGATTCTAGACGCCTTGAAATCACTTGTGGTGAAGCGCCGTACCTTGTTTCTCGCTATGATGCATCTACAGGTGATTTGCTTGTTCCTCCTAAGTGTCGTATTGGCATACTAGATAGAAAGATAAGAATTGTAAATGAAAATACTGCTACGCATGAAGATTGGGTAAAGTGGGTTATCAGAGCATATGAATCTTCATACGGTTATGAGTATCAAGGCGATAATTTACTAATTGCTAGAATAAACTTACTTCTAACATTTACAAATTATTATGAGGAACGATGGAAACAACTCCCGGATAATAAACTTCTAAATCGTATTGCTAATATTATTGCGTGGAATATTTGGCAAATGGATGGGCTTAAGGACGTTGTCCCTCTTGGAAAACCTTTATGTGAGTATAAACAGTTGTCACTTTTCGATGTGTTCGATGAGGAGTCTGAATATGAGTATAAAGCAGCACCATGCAGAATATTCAATTGGCGAAGTAATTCATCGCTTAATTTTATGGATTTAAAGGGGGAAAATATGGAAAAGAGACTCTTTGATTATATTATTGGAAATCCTCCGTATCATGAAGAAGCTCCTGGTGAAAGCACTAGTGAGAAGCCTGTATATCATTTGTTTATGGACGCTTCTTATTCTATAGGAACTTGCGTAGAATTGATTACACCAGCTAGGTTTCTATTTAATGCGGGAGGAACCCCAAAAGATTGGAATCAAAAAATTCTCAATAGTCCTCATTTTCAAGTTCTGGATTATGATGCGAATGCAAAAAATTATTTTCAAAATACTGCCATTACAGGTGGAATAGCTGTAACGATTTATGATGAACGAAAAGAAGTCCCTGCCGTTGGCCAGTTTATCCCCTATAAAGAGTTGACAAGCATTTGCAGGAAAGTTCTTAACAAAAAAGGATTTTCAGCGTTAAGCGATATAGTGTCAGGTAGAACTCCTTATCTATTTACAGATACCCTTCATGAAGAATACCCAAATGCAAAATCGTTGTTAAGTAAGGGGCATATGTACGACATTTCGTCAAATGCTTTTTCTTCGCTCCCTAATATTTTCTTGGAAAAACCTTTAACTGATTCTGAGTACTACTACCGAGTATTGGGCCGGTTAAACAATGAAAGAGCATATTGCTATATTCTAAAAAAATATGCACGGGGACGTATCGATAATTATGTTGGAAAGTGGAAAGTTTTTTTACCTAAAGCTAATGGAGCTTCAGGAATGTTAGGTGATGAACCTGCAAGACTAATTTCTAAACCTGTCATTGGAGAACCAAACGATATTGCTACGGATACTTTTCTTTGTGTAGGATCATTCGAGACTCCAGATGAAGCAAAAGCTTTGCTTAACTATCTATACACTAAATTTGCCCGGGCATTACTTGGATCATTGAAAGTAACACAGATTAATGCAAAAGAAACATGGAGGAATGTTCCTTTACAGGTTTTTACAAGTGCATCAGAAATCGATTGGACAAAGTCTATTCATGAAATAGATTTACAGTTATACGATTACTACTCTCTTAATGAAGAAGAAATTTCTTTTATTGAAATGCACGTAAAGGAGTTAATGTGATGGCGAAGATTACCATAAAGACAACCTCTAAGGTTATGCCTCAGTGCTATGCTTATACCACTCCAGGTGTGCCATCTCATGATGGTTGGACAAAGTTAGGTTTTACCGAACGCGATACTGAAACTAGAATAAAAGAACAAACACATACTGTTAATGTCGAACATAAGACATGGTGGACGATGCGCGCCATGTTTATGACTGAGCCATATGGAACCTTTAAAGATACTGATTACCACACTTATTTGGAAAAGTTAGGATTCAAACGAGAAAATGGTACTGAATGGTTTTATATTGATCCTATTGTGGCACGTGGACATTTCATTGATTTTACGCAAAATCATGGGGTGATATCTGCTGAACATGCTGATATAGTGGCCACATACAAATTACGCGATGAACAAGCTGAGGCTGTTCAGAGAACTGCAAATTATTTTAATGAGAGAAATTCGGCTGAATTTTTATGGAATGCAAAACCACGATTCGGGAAGACGCTTTCCGCATATGATTTATGCATGAAACTTAATGCCAAAAATATTTTGATCGTTACTAATCGTCCAGCTATTGCTAATTCTTGGTATTCTGATTATGAAACTTTTTTCGGCATTCAGTCTGGTTATATTTTCGTAAGTAACGTTGATGGTATAAAGAACAAGAAGTTTGTTTTTAGCCGTGACGATTATATATCCAAACAAAATGAAAAAAATGTTAAAGGTTGTATTGAATTTGTAAGTTTACAGGACTTGAAAGGTTCTATTTATTTTGGCGGACGTTTTGATAAGCTTTCAGAAATAAGTGCTGAAAAAGGGATTACATGGGATATTCTCATCATAGATGAGGCACATGAAGGAGTAGATACATACAAGACGGATACAGCTTTTAACCATATTCGCCGTAGATGTACGTTGCATCTTTCTGGTACACCGTTTAAAGCATTAGCAAATGACAAATTTCCTGAGGGTGCAATCTACAATTGGACGTATGCCGATGAGCAGAAAAAGAAACGTGATTGGGATCCTTCAAATGAAGAAGAAAATCCATACGAGACCTTGCCAAAACTTTCTCTTTTTACATATCAGATGTCTGATATTGTGCGTGATAAAGTAAAGAAAGGGGTTGAGCTTGCTGATAATGATATTGAAGAATTTGCATTTGATTTGAATGAGTTTTTTAAGACAAATGAATCCGGAAAATTTGTTCATGATCCTGATGTCGATATTTTTCTTGATGCTTTGACGAAGAATGAGAAATTTCCGTTTTCAACTCCTGAATTAAGAAATGAATTAAAGCATACTTTTTGGATTCTTAATAGGGTTTCCAGCGCTAAGGCTTTAGCGAGAAAGCTTAAAATTCACCCTATATTTGCGGATTATGAAATAGTTCTTGCGGCGGGTGATGGAAAATTGGATGACGCTGATGAGACTGAAAAATCTTTTGAGAAAGTAAAAAAAGCTATTTCTCTATGTGATAAAACTATCACACTGTCTGTAGGACAGTTAACTACGGGAGTAACAGTCCCTGAGTGGACTGCGGTTTTAATGCTTTCGAACATGTCGAGTCCTGCTTTGTATATGCAGGCAGCATTTCGGGCACAGAATCCATGTCTTTTTACAGATAAGAACGGTAATTCATTCAGAAAGTATAATGCCTATGTGTTCGACTTCGATCCAGCACGGACTCTTACAATTTTCGAACAATTCGCTAATGATCTTATTCCGGAGACTTCTGGTGAAAAAGGAAATGCCGATAGCCGAAAGAAACATGTGAGAGAACTTCTTAATTTTTTCCCTGTTTATGGTGAAGATGAGGAAGGATCCATGATCGAATTGGATGCGGAAAAGGTTCTAACGATTCCTAGACGTATTCATGCAAGAGAGGTTGTTGAACGAGGCTTTATGTCTAATTTCCTTTTTGCTAATTTAAGTGGCATTTTCGGTGCTCCACGGGAAATTATTAGCGTAATTAATAATTTAAAACCAATTGAGGAACCAAGATTACCTTCATTGAATGACAACGTATCTGATGACTTGAATCTGAATGAAAACGGAGAAGTTGAAGTCCCCAAAGAACAAATTATTGGTACAGCAAGCGAGATTTTTGGTAGCAAAATTTACGAGAAGGTGGAGAGTCAGCTTGAGGAGGCAGTTGAAGAGATTCAAAAAAAGGTTGAAATGACCCCAAACCCTAAAAAGGATGAATTAAAGGCTTTGCGGGAGCAGTTTTCAAAACCTATTGCTAATACACTAATAGAAACAGCAAAAACTAGGTATGGGAATGATTTAAGTAAAACAACACAAAATCATTTGGAGAGAAAAATTCAAGAAACTACGGATACGGTTGTTAATAGAGAGTACGGTGACTACACAATTCGGGATAATCAGCTTGAAAAAGAATGTAAAGATAGAATTAAAGAAGCCCAAAAGTCTGGTTTAGCTATGACTGAAATTTCGAAGATTGATGAGGAATACACAAAAAAACGTCTCCAAGGCTACCGCGAGATGGTTGAAAAAATCAACCAAAAACTTCGTAGTGAAGATACCGTCAAAAAAGCAGCAGAAACGATAGTTGAAACTGTAGAAACAGAGAAAATGAAGGCCGAGAAAGATTCTATAGAAGGAAATGTTCGCGACCATCTGCGTGGTTTTTCGCGTACAATTCCAGCTTTTCTTATGGCTTACGGTGACGAAAATACAACTCTTGCAAACTTTGACTCTATTGTCCCTGAAAAAGTTTTTTGGGAGGTTACCGCTAACCCTCAGAATGGGCAAGGTGTGACCCTTGAGCAATTTCGTATGCTTCGTGATGGTGGCGATTATATTACTGACAATGGGGAAAAAAAACATTTTGATGGGCATCTTTTTGACGAAGTAGTATTTAACGATGCGGTTCAAGAGTTTATGAAGAAACGTGTTGAGCTTGCAAATTATTTTGACCCTAACTGTAAATCTGATATTTTCGACTATATTCCACCACAACGTACTAATCAGATTTTTACCCCTAAGAATATTGTTAGAGACATGGTAGACAAACTAGAGCGTGAAAATCCCGGTTGTTTTGATGATCCTAATGCTACTTTCGCTGATCTTTACATGAAATCAGGAATGTATATAGCAGAAATTGTAAAGCGCTTGTATAAAAGTGAGATTCTTAAAGCGCGTTTCCCTGATGACACTGAAAGACTTAATCATATTTTTGCGAAACAAGTGTACGGGTGTGCTCCAACAGAAATTATCTACCGCATTTGTAAAAGATATATTCTTGGATTTAGCGATAAAATAGATATTAGCAAAAATAATATTCGCCTTTGTGATACATTGGAATTAGCTAAGAATGGGCATATGAATGAAAAATTAAAAGAATTGTTTGGTATGCCGATTTAGGGATGATACTCGATGCGTGGAAAATGTATAAGTCTTTATTTGATTGATGGCGATGTTAACGGTCGCGTTAAATGCACCTTAGCAAATTGGACTGGCTTGGTGATAAAGATTCCTCGAACAGCTTTAGACTTGTGTAAGGATCGTGAAGAGCTTAAGCAGACAGGTGTTTATTTATTATTTGGCAAAGATGATTTAAGCGAAAAGAACGTAGTCTACGTGGGTCAGGCCGGAGTTAGGAAAAATGGTGAAGGGATACTTTACCGTTTACTGGAACATAACCGGAACCCCAAAAAGGATTACTGGACTGAGGCTATAGCAATCACCACTTCAAATGATTCATTGGGACCAACGGAGATCAGCTATTTGGAACATCGTTTATGCCAACTTGCTATCGAGGCGAACAGGTATGATGTGAAAAACGGAAATGATCCGACGCCGGGAAATCCGTCAGAAGAAAAGCAGAGTGAACTAGAGGATTTTATCGATTATGCAAAGGTTATTGTCGGTACTTTAGGGCATAAGGTCTTTGAGCCGCTAGTGGCACAGAGTAATACTAATTCAGCAGATTCCGAATCAGAGTTTATGTGCAATAGAAACGGTATCGATGCACGAGCAATTAGAACCTCTGACGGTTTCGTTGTGAAGAAAGGAAGTAAAATAGCAAGTGCATTGACTAAAAGTTGCCCAGAGTATTGTTTGAAAAAACGAGAACAGTACAAGGCTCAGATTGATGAAAATTTTGTTTTATTAGAAGATATTCTGTTCAACACACCATCCGGGGCCGCCAGTTTTGTGTGTGGTTCAAGTGCCAATGGTAATATTGAGTGGAAGAACTCTGATGGAATAACGCTAAAAGATCTTGAATCAAGAACAGAATAGAAGAACAACCTTGTTTAAATTTAAGCTGATCTCAATGAAATGTAGGTTGCACCTCTGTTTTAGCCGTTGACACGCTTGATTTATAAAGGCAATTCATTCATCATGCTGTTAACTGTTAGAGTACAAAGCGAGGTTTAATTGCATGAATAAACAGGAACTTATTGAAATAATCGCTGAAAAGAGTCATACGACCAAGTCAGACAGCAAAAAGATGCTTGATGCCTTTTTAGAAATAGTAACTGAAACATTAGCCCAAGGTGACAGTGTTCAGCTCGTTGGTTTCGGAACTTTTAAGACTTCTGAGAGAAAGGCTCGCAGCGGTCGTAACCCTCGTACCGGTGAGGCCGTTGAAATCCCGGCAAAGAGAGTACCTTCCTTTACTGCCGGTAATACGTTAAAAGAAGCTGTGCAGTCAGACAAGTAAGCACATATGCCTTAATGCGGCACTCGTGCTGAATTCAAAACAACTTGATCGGTGCAGACCGACTAAGTCACCGACCAAGATACCGATCAAGTTAAGTGCTAATCCTTTTTGTAATATGGCGATATGTAACCGCTGGCGGTAAGGATCAATCCTTCAGCCCATGGCGGAGTTCTTCCCATCTGTTCACACAGAGCATCAAGACTTACGCGGGGATCTGCCTCGATGACTACTTCATCATGGATGTGCATAACTATGCTGCAGTGCCGTAAAGTCTTCATGGCGTAACACAGAATGTCCCGGGCGGTTCCCTGCACGATGTTTTCCACAAACTTGGGACCGTAGGATTCAAGCCGTTCCCATTTCTTGGTAGCTCCAATGCCTTCATACGTGATGCTTTCACCGCCGAACTGGTTCATGCCGATACGCGGTTTAACGTAAGCGAGCTTTCTGCCGGAGGGCAGGGTGATAAAAAGCATGCCGCTTTTGAAGGAAAACGTGAGACCGTGTGTTTTGGTGATGGTTCGTTTACTCACTGCTTCCATAACTGCGTTATCCACAGCCCACCAGAATTTCACAATGTTCGGATTGGCATTTCTCCAGGCATTGACGAGGGGTTGAAGTTCTTCCTCCTTGAGTCCCATCTCGAGAGCCCCCATGGCTGTTAATGCGCCAACACCTCCGCCGTAACCAAGGGCGAGCTCCGCTATTTTCCCTTTTTGCCTCAGATGACCATTGATACCATGCTTTTCCACCGGAACCTTAAACATCTGACTGGCACTGGCGCAATAGATATCACCGCCTTTACGGAATACCTCAGATCTCCATTTTTCTCCGGCAAACCATGCAATCACTCTAGCCTCAATGGCAGAAAAGTCCGCTACATAAAAGAGCTTTCCCTTCGGAGGCACAAAGGCTGTTCTTACGAGCTGGGAGAGCGTATCCGGCACATCATCGTAGAGCATAGATACAGCGTCATAGTCTCCGGTTTTGATAAGCGCACGAGCCTGATCTAAATCGCTCATGCTGTTACGGGCAAGATTCTGCAACTGAATGATTTTGCTTGAGAACCGCCCGGTGCGATTGGCACCGTAGAAGCTGAAAAGTCCCCTGGCTCTGCCGTCGGCACATACAGCATTCTGCATAGCCTGGTACTTTCTCACTGATGACTTGGCAAGCTGCTGCCGGAGTGTCAGCACTCTGATGAGTTCCGGCGGGGCATTCTTCATAAGTTCAGCCACGGCTTTCTTATCAAGGCTTTCAGTCATAAGACCGTTATTTGCCAGCCAGTCCTTCATCTGCTGGACTGAGTTGGGATTTTCAAGCTGAGTAAATTCCCTCATGGCACTTATGAGCTCATTTCGCGAGCGTTCATCAATGGCAATCGCCTGACGTACCAGTTCCATGTCGATTTTTACGCCGCGGTCGTTAATCTCCTGGTCGAGGTGGTATTCATCCCAGACGAACTCCGGTACCGGGAATTTGCTCAGTCTCTGCTGTATGCCCATCTCAGCTTCCACGTCCCGGATGTTGTAGCGTTTGAACATTTCCCACTTGTCGGGAGCATGGCAGGGGAGATTTCTGGTTCTGCCACTGTTTGCCTGAGTAGGGGAGCACGGCTTGCAGAAATAGCGGATGAGTTCCTTACCTTCCGTGAGTTTCTGCTTGTCGAGACCCAGTACCGCACCTGCTCCTTCGAGTGAAAAGGTAAGGCCCAGAGTTGCCGCCCACACCATGTCGCATCGCCAGCCTTCGGGATTGAGATAACCGGTTAGTAAGCCTAAGTCGCGCAAGTATCTGGACAGACATACACGCTCAAAGTTTGCATGCCACGCCCATTTGATGACGCTGTCATCGGTCACGGCCTTGATGATTTCCCTGGGAAGTTTTTCTCCGGAGGCGAGATCAGCAAGCTGTACCTCACCACCATCTACACTGTAGGCAAAGAGCAGAATTTCAAAATCGGGAGCCTCGCAGTAACGGTAGACTCCGCTTTTCCTTAAGTCCTCACTGCTGTATGTTTCGAGATCACAAGATAGTGTTTCCATAAAATTCTCCTGTCAAAAAAGGGCAGCAGACAAAACCACTACCCTTGCTAAATCTGTTAAAAGTTACCCGGCATTACTACCAGACACGACGCTTTCTTCGTTTCAGAAACTCGGTAAAAAGGAATCCGAGGAACTCAAACAGGATTGCTGCCACAACGCCGGTAAATACACCGGAGCCAAAGCCCATGAGAAAAATTTCACCTGAATCCATGACGACTCCTTAACCTAAAAAGTCTTCATCTTCTTCGGTGGCAAAATCACTTTCGGCACTTGCTCTTCCGCCTAACGGCTCACCGTCCTTAATCTTCTGCAGATTGTTAAGACCGCAGGCAATACCCTTGTTGCCGTTGGCATTGAAGGCATAGAAGCTGATTGACGCTCTGCCGTAGCAGCCGGAGTAGACTTCAGACTTATCGAGAATTTCGTTCCTGTTGGCATCCACCACCCCCGGTGCAGTGGTAGAGTTCGCATTGACGAAATAAGCGTTGGCGTAGGCTGGATCATCAGGACGATCAATGTCACCGTCACGGAGCGGAGTTCTGAGTGAGCTGAGAGCAGGAACGGACTTGCCGTTTCCCTTGAGCTTGGACTGACCGTCACGATAAGCCTCATCAATGGCAGCCTTGATCTTGCCGACAGTTACGGTGTCTGACTTCGGGATAATGAGAGACACGCTGAACTTAGGCTTGCCGCCTTCCATTGCCTTAGGTTCCCATACATTCGCATAAGACCATCTGGTGTTAGCACCTGTTATTACTTTTGTAGCCATAATTTATTCTTCCTTAAAATCTAAAGTTGCACTTGAAACCGCCGGTCTTTTATCGCTCTCCGGCACGAGCACTGGTTTGCCTTTCGGCTTTTCCACGAACCCCGACAGGAGCTCGTCAAATTGGATCTTCCCGAGGAGTTTCTGCATGGCAGTTATGCCCAGAAGCTTTTTCTCGAACGGATCAAAGCCTGCCTCGCATACAGCCCTGATGACCTGTTCCTCATCGCTGAATTTCCTCACTGCACGTCCTTCAACGAGCTTGAATCCCGGATAATGCACTCCGGCTAAAGCCTGCTCCAGAGCATAGGCTTTGATGTCCTCCGCCCAGGAGATCAGAGCCTCAATCTGTGGGAGGATTATGCCTATCTCCTCTGATGACAGAGAGGGAGCCTCCGCAAACTCGTACTTCGCCAGTTCGAGACTGTATGCCGCACGTTTACGGCAGGTGGCTTTGATTTTGCAGAATCTGCAGTGCTCACCGGCATGAAACTCACCGCCACCTTCATAGGCCAGTCTGGCAGTCGGGGCGAGTACCTCATCAGCCCATTTCAGAAGTTCCTCTGTGGATAACTCGAAGGTGTCCACATGGGCACGTCTCGGCTGGTAGATACTTAGCCGTATGCGTTTGATGTCATACAGATCACCGAAGGTATCCAAGGCTCCGAGGGCATAGCATTTGAGCTGACTGTTGCCGGTGCCGTCTTCCCCGGAGGCGGTTACCAGCACACCTAGACCGTACTTGAAGTCGATGATGTGCAGAGTGTCATCAGCCACAATCACACAGTCCCCGGTGCCGAAACCGTCCTGAACCCATTTTGAGTAATCGAGCTTCTGCTCAATGCAGATCAGCGGATCGGGACAGTGCTCCTTTGCTTTGGCAATCTGCTCCATGACAAAACTGCAGTAGCCCTCGGCGCATTCCTGCATCTCGGCGTCATACCACTCAAGGGCAGATGTCGGGTCAGCCACCTCCCGTCCCAGAGCCTTTTCCACCAGATACTGACAGAGTTCATGAGCATCGGTACCCTGCTGCGCATAGGGACTTTCCTGCTCTTCCACTTCGGCACACAGCTTTGCACTAGGTGGGCATGCGAGCCATCTGTGACTTGCGGATGCTGATAAAAATGCGTGACTAGCCATTACCGAACGCCTCCGCTTCAGCCACAAGAGATGCAAGAACCGCAGGATCTGTAATTTCGGATAACTGCTTTGCTCCGTGTGCATTAAGCATGGCCTTAATCTCCTCCCGGAATCCGGCTCTCGCCCTGTCTGCTAGAATGCCCCGTACCTCTTCAAAGGAGTAAACCTTGGCAGGCACAACTTCTTCAGCCGGTACAGTTTCAGCGGGTTGCTCCAGCTGAGTTTCAGTTTCTGCCTGCGGAACTTCCGCTTCCTGCTCAATTGCATCAGCCGTCTGGTTATTCACAGGTGCTTCCTTTCCTGCAAGGCTGTCGGCGATTTCCGCCGTTAAGGCACTGAGCCTTCTGAGGCCGTCAATTAGAACAGCCACTTCTTTCTTTTTCATGGAATTGTCTCCGTTTGTAATTTCCAAAAAACGAAGGTGCGAAAGGGCGGTCTGCCTGAATTTCACTGCCTTCACCTTCCTACGCCCGGAAACTTCTGTTTTTTACAAAACTTTTTTCACTTTTTCCGAACGCTCATCTTCCTACGCTCAGAAAGAGGAACTTTTTACAAAAAAATTTTTAAAGAATTTTTGTAAAAGCGGTGGATTTCCGGGCGTAGGAATTTGGAAGCAAAGATTTTTTGTAAAAACAGCGGACTTCTGGGCATTAGTAAGTGGAGGCCGCAGAAAAACATGAGCTTCCGGTTTTTTGTTTTTTAACCAGAAGGAGATGCGTGATGTACGCAATTAAAGAAAGACAGGCCTGGATCAACAGGATACCTGTGAAGACTTTTGAACGTGAGACAACTGATGCCAATACAGCAGTAAGGGTGGAAGTCGGAACCACCGGATACAGAGGCGGTAATGCCCGTCAGCATGGAGGCAGAACTTACCTGGGACTTGAATGCCTTACCGGTGATTTCTGCTTTCTTCCTATTACCAATGAAAAGAAGAAGGTGGTCGGCATTGAGATTGCCACCTGCGGTGATGCCGGACTGAATGCTATCAGCAAGGCTCTTGATTTTGCCCGTGCCACCATCAGTGACCAGTGCCGTAATGTGAATGATTAAGGAGGAAATTTTTATGTTTGAGACTATTGCAAAAAAGAAAGTTCTGCCCGACGGAACCAAGCTTACCACCTTCACCCGTGAGGTAACCGGTGCCAAAACACTTGAAGTCGAAGTTGGCACCAACGGCTTTAAGGGCGGTAACGCAGAACACGGCAGCCGTACCTATTTCCGCATCACCGACATCGGTAATACCGACATGTTTGTGAAGACCTCCCGCAGGCCTTTCAGCAACAACACCGAAAGTGCTGAGTTCATTCTTGGTGGTGACTGCGAGCTTGAAACCATCATCAGAGCACTGAAGTTCGTGGTTAAGGTTCTGGAAGAAGAATCAGCGGAGGTTGTGGACTGATGGCAATGATCAACCTTTACCGTGCCAATGTTATCGGCATCAAATGGAACTGTCTGTATCCGAACCACGTCGAGGTAACCGATGAGAAGACTCTGCTTTCGGCAGTAATCCGTGACTATGTATGCGCCGAGTACAAGGGAAACTACCGCAGCAAGGATAATTTCATAAGCAGCGACTGTCTGCCGGTGGACTGCGACAACGACCACTCAGAGAATCCGGCTGAGTGGATTACCCCGGATGATGTGGCTCAGGCATTTCCGAATGTTACCTTTTTCGTTCATTACAGTCAGCACCATAACAGGGTGAAGGACAACAAGTCTGCACGGCCAAGATTCCATATTCTGTTTCCGATTGAGCGCATGACCGACCATGCCGCATACGCGAATCTGAAAACCGTGGTGAACGGAATCTTTCCTTATTTCGACACCAACGCCCTTGATGCCGCCCGGTTCTTCTACGGCACATCAGATCCGAAGGTGGAATTCCATAAAGGCTTCATGAACCTTACGGAATTTCTGCAGGATGCGGCGCCGTTCGATAAGGATCTTAATCAGGGGCAGTATGGCAACCGGGTAATTCAGGAAGGCAGCCGCAACAGCACTATGAGCCAGTATGCCGGAAAGATCATCAAGAAGTTCGGAGATACAGACAAGGCCTACCAGTGCTTTATGGATGAAGCAGCCAAATGCAGTCCGCCACTTCCTGATGAAGAACTTCAGACAATCTGGCATAGCGCTCAGAGGTTCTTTGCCGGGGTGCAGAAACAGGATGGTTACGTTGATCCGGATACCTACAACACCGAGGTCAGCTACAAGCCGGAAGATTACTCCGATGTCGGACAGGCTGAGGTGCTGGCCAAGATTTTCGGGAATGAGCTCCGGTACTCTCCTGCCACTCACTATATCCGCTACGTGGATAACCACTGGAAGGAAACTGAGTCGGGTGCTCAGGCCGTGGCGCATGAACTTACCAGGCGACAACTAGAAGAAGCCAATGTGGAAATCATGAAGGCCCTTGTCCGCATGGATGAGTGCGGAGCTCAGGAAATTCTTGATACCGCAAGTTCCAAGAAGAAAGCAGCCAGTCTGATGAACGATGAGCAGACAGAAGCTCTTGAAGCCTTAAACGCCGCAAACACATACCGTGCTTTTACCATGCGCTGCCGTGAATCCAAGAATGTAACCGCGGTACTTAAGGAAGCCCGGCCAAAGCTGGAAATATCACCAAACGAGCTGGACTCGGATCCGTATGTTCTGTGTACCCCGACAGCCACATACGACCTGCGTAAAGGGATTAACGGAGCGAGAGAACACTCACCGGATGACTTTATTACCAAGATGACCGCCGTGTCCCCCGGCAATAAAGGAGAAAAGCTCTGGAACGATGCGCTAAATCTGTTTTTCTGCAGGGATAGAGTGCTGATTGATTACGTTCAAATTAACTGCGGTATCGCCATCATTGGCATGGTACTGGTGGAAGCTCTGTTTATTGCACTCGGCATCGGTCGTAACGGTAAGTCCACCTTCTGGAACGTCATAGCCATGGTGCTGGGTTCATACAGCGGCAACATCTCGGCAGACGCACTCACCACAGGATGCCACAGGAACATTAAACCGGAACTCGCAGAGGCCAAGGGAAAGCGACTCCTTATAGCTTCAGAAATGCAGGAAGGAGCAAGGCTTAATGATTCTGTGGTAAAGCAGCTCTGTTCGACTGACAAGATCTTCGCGGAAAAGAAATACAAAGATCCTTTCTCCTTTAATCCATGCCACACCCTGGTGCTCTATACCAATCACCTGCCAAGGGTGAGTGCATCGGATGACGGTATCTGGCGAAGACTTATCGTTATTCCGTTCAACGCCAAAATTGAGGGTGAGGGAGATAGGAAAAACTATGCCAAATATCTCTTCGAAAATGCCGGTGAGGCTATTCTGGCGTGGCTTATCGAGGGAGCCAGGAAGGCAATCGAGCTCGACTTCAAGGTTCCCGTACCGCCATGCGTCAAACAGGCCATTGAGGCATATCGGGAGCAGAACAACTGGTTCGGACACTTCCTTGAGGATAAGTGCGAGGTGGGCGATTCATTCATTGAAAGTTCTTCAGAACTGTATCAGACGTACCGCGGTTATTGTACCGAAATGGGCGAATACACCCGCAGCACAACTGACTTTTATGCGGCTTTGGATCGTGCGGGATTTGAGCGGATTACCATCAAAAGGAAGCGCTGCTACAAGGGGTTAAAACTGAGAATCGGTGATGATTTTATGAGCTGATTCATCAGAAAGTGCGTGTGCGGGTGGCAAGGTCTGTCAATGTCTGCAAGGTCATTTGCAAAAGTGGGTTTTAAGACCAAAACGATGCTTTTGTGAACAACTGTCAACATTGCACGACATTGCCATCAAAATGCACAAACCCTTATAAATCAAGGATATGCAATGTCGATCAATGTTGTATATAAAAAGTCCCTTAGGGAAAAATAAATAAAAATATTTCTATATAGAGGAGTTTTATAGGAGACGTCGATCGACCTTGCACTTAGGTTAAAAATCAGGGGGGCGGAACTGCAATCTGCCACCTCTTGATGGAGAGAAAATTGGAAGAAATTTACAGCGAGTTTTATCTCGCAAAATGTCAGAAAAGACTGAAAGGATGGCGAGCTCCTTTAGACGGATGGTACTGCAAGAAAATCATCGATGTGCGCGAGGATGACGAAGAAACTCCACTGGCAACATGTGAGTTGTGCGATTGCAGTAAGGTTCGATTTATCCACGTGATGGATCACATGCTTTATTTCGAGGAGATTCGTGTCGGATGTATCTGTGCGGGCATTATGCAGGGCGACATTCTGGCGGCAAAGGAGCGTGAACGTCTGATGAAGAATCGAGCTAAACGCAGAAAGAATTTCGTTGCCGGGGAATGGAAGGAGACAGCATCTATGGGAGCTCTCCGCACTTACACCAGAATGCACAGAGGCCAAAGAATATGGATCTCTGTTTATCCCGGAAACAGGCACTACGTAAGGTGCAATGAGAAATCAATCTCCCGGTACAAAGGTCGTCCCATTCGTGATTTCTATTCTGCAGTTTATGTGGCTTTCGATTTGGCAGACCCGGTGGAGGATTTACTGTGAACGAGAAATTTATTGAGCAGAAACTGGTAACTGCCGTGAAGGACAGAGGAGGCATTGCACCGAAGTTCGTATCACCGGGGTTTGCCGGAATGCCTGACAGACTGCTCCTGCTGCCTCAAGGTGTATGCGCTTTTGTCGAACTAAAAGCTCCCGGGATGCATCCGAGAGTACTGCAGATGGCAAGGCACCGAATGCTGAAGGAGTTAGGTTTCAGAGTGTATGTGATTGACGGGATTGAACAGATAGGAGAGATGCTTGATGAACTTTAAACCGCATAATTATCAGAAATATGCCGTGGAGTACATAAAGTCCCATCCTGTGGCAGCCATACTGCTCGATATGGGGCTCGGGAAAACAGTTATTTCACTGACGGCCATGGCAGATCTGCTGTTCGATTCCTTTGAGGTGCATAAGATTCTGGTTATCGGACCTCTGCGGGTTGCCAGAGACAGCTGGCCGATGGAAGTTACCAAGTGGGAACATTTAAAGCATCTCACTTATGCGGTGGCGATAGGGACACCGGCAGAACGCAGGGCGGCACTGGAAAGGAATGCCGACATCACCATCATCAACCGTGAGAATGTGGACTGGCTGGTGGAAAGCGGATACTTCGATTTCGATATGGTGGTGATTGATGAACTGTCCTCCTTCAAGAACCACACGGTAAAGCGTTTTAAGGCACTGATGAAGGTAAGACCAAAGGTAAACCGCATTGTAGGTCTTACCGGCACACCTTCCTCAAACGGTCTGATGGATCTGTGGTCGGAGTTCCGTCTGCTGGACATGGGTGAGCGCCTGGGAAAGTTCATTACGAGATACAGAGAGGCTTTCTTTATGCCGGATAAGCGTAACAGCCAGATGGTGTTTTCCTATAAGCCGAGACTTGATGCCGAGGAGGAAATCTACCGCAGAATTTCAGACATCACCATTTCCATGAAGTGTACCGACCATCTGAACATGCCGGAACTGATTTCCTCCCAATGCGAGGTGGTGCTGTCTGACGATGAGCGAAAGCAGTACGAAAAGCTGAAATCAGAACTGGTGCTGACTCTTTCTGCAGGTGAGATTACGGTTTCCAATGCGGCATCACTTACCAACAAGTTAAGTCAGCTATCCAACGGGGCGATTTACGATGACGAGAAAAACATCATCGAGATCCACAGCAGAAAGCTTGATGCCCTGGAGGACATCATCGAATCAGCCAACGGCAATCCCATCTTAGTGGCTTACTGGTTTAAGCACGACCTTGAGAGGATCAGAAAGCGGTTTGATGTCCGGGAGATTAAGACCTCAAAAGACATAACCGACTGGAATGCAGGAAAGATCCCGGTGGCTTTAATCCACCCGGCATCAGCGGGGCACGGTTTGAACCTTCAGTCTGGTGGCAGCACTTTGGTGTGGTTCGGTCTTACCTGGTCGCTGGAGCTGTATCAGCAGACCAATGCCAGACTGTGGCGACAGGGACAGACAGCTGGAACCGTGGTGATCCAGCACATCATTGCAAAAGGAACCATTGATGAACGGGTGCTGAAAGCATTGTCGAAAAAGGAATTAACTCAGAACGCACTGATAGATGCGGTTAAGGCGGAGGTGTAAATGAACGCAAAGGAATTTTTATCAAGAGGCATCAACCTGGAACGCCACGTGCGCAATCTGACGAATGAAATTGAGCATTACAGAAGTCTGGTAAACAACTGCAGTGTTACTTATTCTGACATGCCTAAGAGCACCACCGAGAATTACAAACTGGAGGATTGTACTCAGAAAATTATCGATCTGCAGAAGGAACTCAGTGATGCCATGGCTGATCTCGTTGATGTGAAGTGTGCCATCACCCGTGCCATCCATAAAATCGGGAATTATGACTATGAAGATCTTCTGGTTAAGCGATATGTATTTTGTGAAACCTGGGAGAAGATTGCCGAAGATATGAACTATGAATTGCGGTACATTCACAAGCTGCACGGGAAAGCATTAAGGGAATTAAAATTTTTTCCCTGAGGGCACTAAAAGACATGGAAAGACACTATGAAGTCTTGATACTATTATAATCGACGTAATGAAACGAACTATGAAAGCTCTGAGGTATTCCCTTGGAGCTTTTTCATTTGAGGCTCTGCTTCCTGTCGGTGGTGGAGCTTTTTTTATGCCCGGAGAAAACCATGCCAAGAAAACCTAAAAGACCATGTTCCTTTCCGGGATGCCCTAAGCTTACCGACGGAAGGTTTTGTGAGGAGCATGCCAAAGCAGAAACCAGACGCTACGAGAAGTACCAGCGTGATCCCGAGGCGAGGAAACGCTACGGTAAAGCATGGACATTCATCAGAAAGGCCTATGCCTCCGAGCATCCTTTCTGCGAGGTCTGCCTTGCGGAAGGAAGATATACACCAACCGAGGCAGTCCACCACATAAAACCGCTATCTCAGGGCGGAACTCACGACATCAGCAACCTCAAGGCTGTATGTAAAGCCTGTCATGCCAGGATTCATGGCGAAATGGGCGACAGATGGAGCAGAAAAGTAAAGGATTACGACCACAAAAAGTGATGATTATCCCGCTTTAGACCCCCAGGGGCGGTCAAAATCGCTGAAATTTTCATCAAAAAGCTTCGGGCCCCTCCCTCTACGCAGAAAAACGCAGTTTCAAACAGGGTAATAACCCCGGCCCGGCTGTGCTCTACCGTTGAGTAGCAGGCTTTCCGCCCGTTTTCTGTGCGGGCATTTTTTCAAACATCAGGAAATTTTAAATGGCCAAAGACGGAACCAACCGCGGCGGTGCCCGAGTGGGTGCCGGACGAAAACCTAAGGCTCTCCAGGAGAAACTCCTCGAGGGCAATCTCGGACACCGCGACATAACCAGAATCGACATACCGGACATCGCATCAGATGACGGTGAAGAGCCGGAAGGGGCAGACATTCCCCGCCCGGATGAATACCTCTCTGCACTGCAGCGTGACGGAAAACCGCTCGGTGCTGCCGAAACCTACACCAAGACCTACAGATGGCTTGCCGGACTCGGCTGTGATCGGCTGGTGAGCTCTGAACTCATCGAGCAGTATTCAGTGGCATTTGCCAGATGGAAACAGTGCGAACAGGCAGTTACCAAATTCGGTCTGTGCGGCAAGCACCCGACATGCCCGAGCTCGGTGATTCAGAGTCCCTTTGTGGCCATGAGCCACAGCTATCAGAAACAGACCAGCCAGCTCTGGTTTCAGATTTACAGCATCGTGAAGGAAAACTGCTCTGCGGATGTGTCGGGAGCATCGAATCCTGCTGATGACATGATGGAGCGTCTGCTCCGTTCAAGGAAGAATTAAGGAACTAAGACATGATTGAGAAAGTGAACCCGTCCCACCCGGACAAAATTGCAGATCGCATCGCCGGTGCCATTGTGGACATCGCCTATGTGCAGGAGGCTAATCCAAGGATTGCCGTTGAGGTGCTGATTGGTCACGGCAGATGCCATGTGATTATCGAAACTGACACAGAACTTTCTGAAGACAAAATCAGAGCAGCCATTTTCCGCATTGCCGGAAAGGTTGAACCGGATATTCAGATTGTTCCGCAGGACAGACATCTTGCTGACAACCAGAAGGGGACTTTCCGCTGCGGTGATAATGGCATCTTCAAAGGTGTTCCGCTCAATGTTGAGCAGGCGATGATTTCAAGTATTGCACGTGAGCTTTACGAGCAGTTCCCGACTGACGGCAAATACATCCTCGATGATGAACGTCTCATCATCTGCCAGAGCAACGCAGACAGAACTGCAATTCTGAAACAGTACCCTCATGCCGAGGTTAATCCTCTTGGTGACTGGATTGGCGGCACCGATGCAGATACGGGGGCTACCAACCGCAAGCTCGGCAGCGACATGGCTGATTCGGTAACCGGCGGGGGACTGCACGGCAAGGACTTGTCAAAGGCGGATGTAACTTTGAACATCTACACTTTTCTGAAGGCGCAGGAAACAGGCGAGACTGTAGAACTCAGCTGTGCCATCGGGGATGAGGTGATTGACGGTCACTCCTACAGCGAGCTGATGGACATTGCCTGGAGCCACATCGCCTCAATTGGAGGTTTTGAGAAGTTTGCGGAATGGGGGCTTTTCTGATGAAGACAACTACAGAATTTCAGCTGGTCAGCACCGATAAGCTGATCCCCTACGTGAACAATGCACGTACACATTCACCGGAGCAGATTATGAAACTCCGCTCCTCTCTGCGTGAGTTCGGTTTTGTAAATCCGGTAATTATCGACCGGGACTTTAACGTTCTTGCCGGACACGGAAGAATACAGGCGGCAAAAGCTGAGAACATTCCCGAAGTGCCGTGTGTCTTTGCCGATCACCTTACCGAGGCTCAGAAGAAAGCATACATTCTGGCAGACAACCGCATGGCTCTTGATGCCGGATGGGATGAAGAACTGCTGGCTGTTGAAATGCAGGAACTGCAGGACTTAGGTTTCGATCTCTCCATGACAGGCTTTTCCGAGGATGAGTTGGCAGAGCTCTTTGCCACCGATGCCGAGGGCGAAGAGGATGATTTCGATGTGGAGGCAGAGCTCCAGAAACCGTGTTTCTCCAAAACAGGGGACGTCTGGCACCTTGGCAGACACACCGTAATCTGCGGTGATTCCACTCTGCCCGAAACCTATCAGAATCTGCTCGGGGATGTGAAGGTAAACCTTGTCTGCACCGATGCTCCGTACTTCGTGGATTTACAGAATGCCTCCGGGAAAATCAGAAACGACAATCTGGACGATAAGTCAGCCTATGAGTTTCTGATGAAGGTCTTCGCCAACTTCAAAAACAGCATGGCCAGGGATGCCTCCTTCTATGAGTTCTACGCCACCTCCAAGTCCCGCATTTTCTATGATGCCTTTGAGGATGCAGGATTCAAGGTTGGCGCCGGTCTGATTTGGAAAAAGCCTAGGTTCCCGCTTTCGAGAACCGACTGGAAGTACAACATGGAGCCAATCATCTACGGCTGGCGCAAGGACGGCACACACAAGTGGTACGGCGATCAGAAACAGACTGTGGTGTTTGAGTTTGACGGCATCAAAAACTCCAAGGAGGACGGCTTTGGGCATCCAAGCAGCAAGCCGGTACCGCTCATTGCCTATCTCGTAAAACTCTCCACTCAGACCAATGGCATCGTCCTTGACGGATTCCTCGGCTCAGCCTCAACGCTGATGGCCTGCGAGCAGACGGAACGTATCTGCTACGGAGTGGAGATTGAGCCTAAGTTCGTGGACGTTGCAGTGAAGAGATACATCGAGTTTAAAGGCGGCAGCGCTGATGACGTGTATGTCATCCGTGACGGTCAGAGACTGAGTTACACCGATGTGGAAATACCGGAGGAGCAGACAGATGGCGGTGAGTAAATTAACCCTCGGCAGCCTGTTTTCCGGCTCCGGCGGTTTCGAACTTGCGGGACTCCTTTCCGGCATTGTGCCTTTGTGGGCTTCGGAAATTGAGCCGTTCCCAATCAGAGTAACCACCAGAAACCTTCCATGGATGAAGCACTACGGCAACATCTGTGAAATGGATGGAGGAAAAGTCGAACCGGTGGACATCATCACCTTCGGAAGTCCGTGCCAGGATATGAGTATCGCCGGAAAGCGTGAAGGTTTAAGCGGCAGCCGTTCCGGTCTGTTTCATGAGGCTGTCAGAATAATCAGAGAAATGAGGAGAGCTACCAATGGCGAATATCCGAAATACATCGTGTGGGAGAACGTCCCGGGAGCCCTCAGCTCCAACGGCGGAGAAGACTTCCGCTGTGTGCTCGAAAGCATATGCGGCATCGCTGATGAAACCGTATCTGTCCCTTCAGTTAAAAAATGGCTCAACGCAGGAGAAATCGTGGGTGACGGTTACTCAGTCGCCTGGAGAGTGCTCAATGCGGAACACTTCGGAGTTCCACAGCGCCGAAAGCGCATCTACCTTGTCGCGGATTTTACAGACGGGTGTGCCGGAAAAATATTATTTGAGTCAGAAGGCATGCCTTGGGATCCTCCAGAGAGCTTCAGCGAGAGGCAAGGTTCTGCCGGAGGTGCTGGAGAAGGCTCTGAGGCGGCAGGCACGGTGTGTCTGAACGATCAGGGAGGTGAACGCATGGACGTGACGCATGAACGAACCGCCACTCTCCGTGCCGAAAGCCATCACCCTCCGCTTGTATTTGAGAACCACTCGCAGGACTGCCGTTTCCGCGGTCCCCTTGATGTGGCTCAGACGGTGCTTTCCACCTACGGCACCGGCGGCAACAATCAGCCCTTTGTGGTGGAGGACAAACCATGAAACCTAAAGTATTCGGCATCTGCTCGAAAGACAGCAATGCCATGAAATCGGATAACCCGAACAGCGGTTTTTACGAGGCAAATACATCTCGAACCATCGATACCTCCAATCAGTCTCCCTGCAAAAATCAGGGCGGCATGGTGGTAATCGAGGGCAACGGCATGAGACCTTCACATCACGGTGACGGCTTTAAGGAATCCGAAACCATGTACACTCTTAATACCACTGAGCGTCATGCGGTGGCTTTCTCTGAAGTTCACGGCACTCTGTCAGCCAATGACGGTCCCAAAGGTCCGTCAAGCCAGATGCTCTCAAACCCCGAGGAGAATTTCGTGGCAGAACCTGCCTATGGACTTGATCGGGCATCCTTCAATCAGGGAAAGAATGCAAAGTACGATTTTTCAGTTACGGAGGAGTCAGAACCAACCATGACGGCAAGAGGTCCCAATGCGGTGGCACAGCCGGTCTACACCACCAGCAAGGCATCATTTCATACCAGGGCTAATACAGATGTGGCTGACACACTGGTGGCCAGCGACTTCAAAGATCCGCCGACTGTTACCGAAGAACCTTATTACATTGTACGCAGACTCACCCCGACGGAATGCGCAAGGCTGCAGGGATTCCCCGACTGGTGGTGCTCGAACCTTGGCATTGCAGAACCGACAGAACATGACATGACGTTCTGGCGCGGTGTATCTGAAACCCACCGTAATGTGGTAAGCGGAGCATCAAAACCAAAGTCAGATCTCCAAATAAGGAAGTGGCTCGCAAACCCTCACAGCGATTCTGCGGAATACAAGATGTGGGGGAACGGCATAGCTCTGCCGTGTGCTGTTTATGTCCTTTCGGGCATTGTTCAGCATGCAGAAAAACATTAGTTGATGGTAGTCAAGTAACACTAAATATAGTTGTTAAAGTTCCATAAATTGACTTGATATAGTGTTTTGACAGAGCAAATATGTCCCTAACGAAAACGAACACAAACATGGAGACATAACGATGAAAATCGATTTTAACCTCAAAGGCGCAGAGCGCAAGGAGCTGGTCAAGGCTATCTCAAGGATTACCGGAATCAAGGCTGAATACCAGGGCATGCCGACCACCAATTTTGTGATTGGAGACTTCACGGTAACCGCTGAAGGAGCTCTGGTTTACGATGACAAGATTGATGCCGGGGAGCTTTTAAACGAACTTGCCGAGGCAGGCTTTGAAGGAACCGCCGATAAGTCTGAAGGCAAGGAACTTAAAGTTCCTGAACCGAATATCCTCACCATTGAGATGCCTGCCGACAGGGTAAATACAGAAAACCTGCAGAAGCTCCTCGATGCCAAAGGAGCACTCATCCGCAAGGCACTCGGCATTGACAACCTTGCCTTTGAAATTCAAGAGGACAGAGTTTCCTTCCCATGGTTCATCGATCCCGATGCCGACCATGCCATGGCCTACACACAGTTCATTGCCGCCATCTGCAAGATGAGCACTGAACAGAAACGCATCACGGCAAGGGTGAGGGAGGTGGATAACGAGAAGTACGCCTTCAGATGTTTTCTGCTCCGTCTCGGTTTTATCGGTGAGGAGTTCAAACAGAGCCGCAAAATTCTGCTTTCCAACCTTGACGGCAGTTCAGCCTTCAAGACGGTGAAGGAAGACCCAAAGGAGGTTCAAGATGAAGTTTCCGAGTAAAGAAATTGTGGAGCGTCTCCGCAGGGAATTTCCCAAGGGAACCGTGGTTGAACTGGTACACATGAATGACGAGCATGCACCGCCTCCGGGTACTCTCGGAACCGTCATGCATGTCGATGATATTGCAACGATTCATGTGCGCTGGCAGAACGGCTCAAGTCTGGGTTTAGCTTTCGGAGAAGACGTATGTAGAATCGTCAAAAATAGCAAGTAAATCAATGATTTATATACAAAATAAATATCGAAATATAATCGATTATTAAGTTGCTATAGTGTGCCTTCAGAGTGAATATACACACAACAAAACGAACAAACATTAACCAAAAAGAAGGCACAAAAATGAAAGAAAAAACCTTAAAGCAGATTGAAAACCTTAAGAACCAGACAATCGGAGTTGAAGTTGAGATGAACTGCATTACCCGCAAGGATGCCGCAAGAATTGCCGCAGAGTTTTTCGGAACCCACAGGGTTGAAGATACCGCCTACCGCAACGGCTACTGCACGGTAAGCGCATGGGATGCTCAGGGACGCGAATGGAAGTTTCAGAAGGACGTAAGCATTGCAGGCGACGATGCCCACAAGTGCGAAATGGTTACCCCGATCCTTACCTACAGCGACATCGAAAGCCTGCAGGAGCTTTGCAGAAGACTCCGCAAGGCCGGAGCAAAGAGTGACGCCACCCGGGGATGTGGAATCCATATTCACCTCGGACAGGGAGATCACACACCGCAGACCCTGCGCAACCTTGCCAACATCATGGCAAGCCACGAGAGCCTTTTAGCCGAAGCCCTTAAGCTTGACCAGCACCGCATGGCAAGATACTGCAGAACGGTTGATCCAAGATTCCTTAAGGAACTCAACAAGAAAAAGCCGCAGACCATGGACGAGCTCGAGGACATCTGGTACATCAGCCAGGGCGAGAACTACGGCAGAGACCACCATTACAACGGATCAAGATACAGAATGCTGAACTACCATGCAACCTTTTCAAAGCACACCATCGAGTTCAGACTTTTTGAATTCGAAGCACCTGCCAACGGAAAGCAGAACGGCATTCACGCAGGACGCCTTAAGGCTTACATTCAGCTTTGCCTTGCCTTAAGCGAGATGGCAAAGGAAGTCAGAACCGCAAGCCCTAAGCCACAGCAGCACGAAAATCCGAAGTTCGCGATGAGAACATGGCTCCTTCGCCTCGGATTCATCGGTGAGGAATTTGCAACAGCCCGCGAGATTTTAACCCGCAACCTTAGCGGAAACGCAGCCTTCCGGTTCGGAAGAGCCTAAACCCCCAGCGAGGACTTAGCCTCCTCCTGCCGGCCCCTTGAGTGGGGTTTCGGCAGTAGAAGGGTAAGCCTTCCGGAGTTAAACAAAAACGAAAGGAAAAGATTATGACAAAGAGATATTACATCGCCTACGGCAGCAACCTGAACATTGACCAGATGAGCTACCGCTGCCCCGGCGCAAAGGTTGTAGGCACATCGGAAATACCGGATTTTGAGCTTCTGTTTAAGGGAAGCAAAAGCGGAGCCTACCTTACCATTGAACCAAAGAAAGGAGCGAAAGTTCCGGTAGCGGTATGGGAGGTAACGGCTGATGATGAACTTTCCCTTGACCGCTACGAAGGCTATCCGAATTTTTACTACAAGACCGAGGTGGAAATTCCGGTAATCGGCATCAGCGACCGCAAGGTAAGAAAGCTTAAGGCCTTCATCTACATCATGCATGAGGAGCGTGAAATCGGCATTCCTTCCCAGCGGTACGTGGATGTCTGCCTTGACGGCTACGAATCCTTCGGCTTTGACGAAAACCACCTTTATGACGCTTTGAACATCAGTCTTGATCACGATGAGCAGATAGCGATAAACCATTGAAAATAAAGGATTTATTGACTTGATAAGGTGTGCATTAAGAGCAAATATGAACACCGTAAGGCGGATGGCGGGTAAGCCTCAAAACTTCCGCACTGCCGGGTTTAACGATTTAATTAGATCAGAAGGATCTCAGAATGAATACAGACAAAAACGAACCGAAAGTATGCCCGCTCTGCGGCAGAACCTACACCGAAGTTCCGGCTCTTTCCCGAAAGGACAACACCATGCTGATCTGTCCCGACTGCGGTACCAGAGAGTCACTTGAGGCCATCGGGATCTCCCCCGAAGAGCAGGAAAAAGTCCTCGAAATCATCCATGAAAAGCTCGGAGAAAAACCTTGTAAATAGTTGAAAATACTGGGTTTATTGACTTGCTATAGTGTACCTTCAGAGCGAATATGAACACAACAAAACGAACACGAAGGTACATTTTTCAAGGAGTCAGACATGAACAATTTCGAGAACTTTTACAACCGCATCAGGGATGCAAAGAACGCCTACGACATAGCAAAGAACGAGGATGAGAAGAACGCTGCAAGATCCGCCTACAAGGCAGTCTGGGATGAACTTAAGGAGCTTGGCAAAGAAGCCTGCCGCCTTTTTAACGAGTACGAAGTTTCACGGGACAGCGGCAACGATTACCTCGACATAAGCGAAGTGGTCTGGGACAACGAAGCGGCGAAGTTGATTGAAGCCATGAGGCAGAACGGAATCGAAAGGTTCACCTTTTCCTCCGGATGGAGTCACGCAGTGGAAACCGCATGGCTTTTCAAGGAGGCCGGATGCACCCTTGAGGGACTGGTTGAGATCAACAGCCATTTCACCAAGTGGGACAGCGATGAGCACGAGAAAGCCCACGGCTACCTTTTCCGAGTTGAGGGGTAAGAACAACAGAATTGAACAGCAGGAGGTCGGAGCAGGCCTCCTTTTTAACTCCAAAAAATAGTACAAAATCATGCACTTATTAACTTGCTATACCTTTGGTACAGAGCGAATATACAGTCATCGAGAACAACAACGGAGACTTAAAAATGAGCAAGATGACAGAGAGAGCAAGAACCTACAGATTACCGAATCCTTCCACTCCGGAGGATCTGGAATGCCGCTGGAGCAAGACCCTGAGATACGGCGACAAGGTGATCCTTGCAGGCCACTACTACAACGGAGCCGGCAAGCCATCCTACTACGGCGCGGTTTACGAGTTCCTCACCGAGGACACCGGCTGCGAGGCTGAGATTGGCCTTCGCGAGGTAAGTGGCGTAGATTTCATGGACGAAGGCCATGCACTTGAATGGGCGATGAAGAACGCCAACAATTAGTACGGAGCTTAACGGCTCCTTTTTTATACCCTGAAAGATCGCTTCGGCGGTCTTTTTTTTATGCCTTAAAGGAGGTGAGCAGATGGCAATGCGGAAACTTAAAAAATACATCCCCACAAAGTTCAAGGCAAAGAAGTCCGTGTATGACAAGGATGCCGCCGACTACGCAGTGAACTTTATTCAGGCTCTCTGCCACACCAAGGGAACATGGGCAGGAAAGCCTTTTGAACTTATCGACTGGCAGGAGCAGATAATCCGTGATCTCTTCGGAACCTTAAAGCCGAACGGCTACAGGCAGTTCAATACGGCGTATGTTGAAATCCCGAAAAAGATGGGCAAACAGCTTGCTTTGAATACACCGATCCCAACTCCAGATGGCTTCACCACTATGGGAGAAATTCAGATTGGTGATGAGGTCTTTGACGAGAAAGGTCAAATCTGCCGTGTGGTAGCCAAGAGTCCTGTTGATTATGAAGAACAAGGCTATCGCATTACTTTTCGTGATGGTGAAACAATAATTGCCGGTGCCCGTCATCAATGGTGTGGCGAACTGACCTATGGAAAAAGGAAGATCGTAACGATTACCACCGAGGAACTTTTCAATTTAAAAAGACCTGATGGCAACGACGTGATTCGTTTCCGTATACCTGTCGCTAGAGCCGTTGATTTGCCAAATTCCTACGAACTTCCGATTTCTCCATATCTTATGGGCTACTGGCTAGGTAACGGGAATGCTGTAAAGCCTGAAATTACAATCCAGACCTGCGATCTGTTTGAAGTGTTGGATCGCATCTGGCCAGATCATAGGCTTGGTAAAAGATGGCAGAACACTGGTGATTCAAAGGTTGTTCGTATTCCAGTTTTGAAAAAGGTTCTGCTCGAATCTTTTCACGATAAGGTGATACCGCAAATTTATCTCAGAGCATCAGTTGAGCAGCGATTCGAACTGCTTCAGGGCTTGATGGATTCTGATGGCTGTATAAATGATCGCAAAGGACAGGCAGTTTACTGCTCTACTGAAAAGGCTCTGGCAGAGAGCGTCAGCGAACTTTTGTGGAGTCTCGGGATCAAGAATGCCATCACAACTGCCGAATCAACAACTCGGGCAGACTGGTCAAAGCCAAGTAAGGAATGCGGCAGAGTTGCAACGGGTGAGACTATCTATACGGTGAAATTTACTGCTTTTGATGATCTTCCGATTGCCGGACTTGAACGTAAGCAGAAAAACGCTGTACCGAGAAATCCAAAGACCCGCAGTCATTTCCGGTACATCCGTTCTATCGAGAAGGTTCAGAATCCGGGAATGCAATGCATCCAGGTGGACAGCCCGTCTCATATGTATCTTGCGGGACGTTCTTTTGTGCCTACCCACAACAGTGAGCTTGCTGCCGCCGTGGCTTTACTCCTTACCTGCGGTGACGGAGAAGAGCGTGCCGAGGTTTACGGCTGTGCCGCAGACCGTCAGCAGGCAACCATCGTATTTGATGTGGCTGCCGATATGGTGAGGATGTGTCCGGCTCTGAACAAGAGAGTCAAAATTCTCGCCTCGCAGAAACGCATCATCTACACCCCGACCAACAGCTTTTATCAGGTGCTTTCGGCGGAGGCTTATTCCAAACACGGCTTTAACATTCACGGCGTGGTCTTTGATGAGCTTCATACTCAGCCTGACAGAAAGCTTTTTGACGTTATGACCAAAGGTTCCGGTGATGCCCGAATGCAGCCGCTGTATTTCCTCATCACTACTGCCGGGACAGATACGAATTCCATCTGCTACGAAACTCATCAGAAGGCCAAGGACATTCTGGAAGGCAGAAAGATTGATCCGACTTTCTACCCGGTGATTTACGGTGCTGCCGAGGATGATGACTGGACAGATCCGGAAGTCTGGAAAAAGGCTAATCCATCTCTTGGAATCACCGTCGGCATCGACAAGGTACAGGCTGCCTGTGATTCGGCAAGACAGAACCCGGGTGAGGAGAACGCCTTCCGTCAATTGAGATTAAACCAATGGGTAAAACAATCCATCCGCTGGATGCCGATGGAAAAGTGGGATGGCTGCTCCTTTGCGGTTAATCCCGACGAGCTTGAAGGCCGTGTATGTTACGGCGGTCTTGACCTATCCAGCACCACCGACATTACCGCTTTCGTACTGGTGTTCCCGCCGAATGATGAGGATGACAAGTATTACATCATGCCGTTCTTCTGGATCCCCGAGGACACCATGGAACTGAGAGTGAGACGTGATCACGTGCCTTACGACGTATGGCATAAACAGGGATTTCTGGAAACTACTGAAGGCAACGTGGTGCATTACGGATACATCGAAAAGTTCATCGAGAACCTGGGAACCCGCTACAACATCCGTGAAATCGCCTTTGACCGCTGGGGAGCCGTGCAGATGGTGCAAAACCTTGAGGGCATGGGCTTTACCGTAGTTCCTTTCGGCCAGGGCTTTAAGGACATGTCCCCGCCCACCAAAGAACTCATGAAACTTACTCTAGAACAGAAACTTGCTCACGGCGGTCATCCGGTTCTCAGATGGATGATGGACAACATCTACATCAGAACAGACCCGGCAGGCAACATCAAAGCCGATAAGGAAAAGTCCACCGAGAAGATCGATGGGGCGATTGCCACCATCATGGGACTTGATCGTGCTATCCGATGCGGCAATGACAATACCTCGTCTGTTTACGATGAACGCGGCATTCTGTTTATTTAGGAGAATCAAATGCTATTCGGATTATTCAAATCCAAAAGGAAAGCAAGGGACAGCCTTAACGGCTCCGGCTACCGCTTTATGATGGGAGGAAGCACCTCTGGGAAAAAAGTTAACGAGCGGTCGGCCATGCAGATGACGGCGGTGTATGCCTGTGTGCGTATTCTGTCGGAATCTATTGCAAGCCTTCCTGTTCATCTTTACCAGTATGAATCGGAGGGCAACAAGGCAAAGGCGGTAAAACATCCGCTGTATCGCATTCTGCATGATGAGCCGAATCCGGAAATGACCTCATTTGTGTTCCGAGAAACGCTGATGACGCACCTGCTCCTCTGGGGCAATGCCTACGCTCAGATTATCCGAAACGGCAAAGGTGAAATCATCGGACTGTATCCCTTAATGCCTAACCGCATGACGGTTGACCGGGACTCAAACGGTCAGATTATTTATCAGTATCAGATGCAGGACTCGGATGCTCATACAGGAAAAAGCGGCTCTGTGACTTTAAGGCCGTCCGAGGTGCTGCATGTACCGGGCTTAGGCTTTGACGGACTTGTCGGATACTCCCCCATTGCCATGGCTAAAAATGCCATCGGACTTTCTATTGCCACTGAGGAATACGGAGCAAAGTTCTTTGCCAACGGTGCAACACCGGGAGGCATTCTGGAGTTTCCGGGAACGGTGAAAAATCCTGAATCGATCCGCGAAAGCTGGAACAAGGGGTTCTCCGGCAACAATGCCCATAAGGTAGCAATACTTGAAGAAGGCATGAAATACACGCCGATTTCCATTTCACCGGAGCAGGCGCAGTTCCTTGAGACCAGGAAATTTCAGATTGATGAGATTGCGAGGATCTTCAGGGTGCCGCCACACATGGTTGGTGATTTGGAGAAATCGAGCTTCTCCAACATCGAACAGCAGTCTCTTGAGTTCGTGAAATACACCTTAGAGCCCTGGATTATCCGTTGGGAGCAGTCTCTTAACCGGGCACTCCTCACCGAAAAGGAAAAGCCGGACTATTTCGTGAAGTTCAATGTGGACGGACTTCTTCGAGGTGATTACCAGAGCCGCATGAACGGCTATGCCACAGCAAGGCAGAACGGCTGGATGTCGGCCAACGATATCAGAGAATTAGAATGCCTCGACCGCATTCCACCGGAGCTTGGCGGTGATCTGTATTTAATTAACGGCAACATGACCAGGCTGGAGGATGCCGGAATTTTTGCAAACAAGGAGAACAACAATGAAGAAGTTCTGGAAGTGGAAGAATCAGACGGAGGAAAACGCTCCGACCCCGGAAAGAACCCTGTTCCTGAACGGCACCATCGCTGAGCAGAGCTGGTTTGACGATGACGTGACACCGCAGATTTTCAAAGATGAACTGATGAGCGGTTCAGGAGACATCACCGTATGGATTAACTCTCCCGGCGGTGACTGTGTGGCTGCCGCTCAGATTTACAACATGCTGATGGAATATCCCGGTAACGTCACCGTGAAGATTGACGGCATTGCCGCCTCTGCCGCCTCGGTGATTGCCATGGCGGGAACCAGGGTGTGTGTCTCACCGGTTTCCATGCTGATGATTCACAATCCGATGACCTTTGCCTTTGGCAATACTGCTGAAATGCAGAAAGCCATCGACATGCTTGGGGAAGTAAAGGAATCAATCATCAATGCATACGAAATCAAAACCGGCATGAGCAGAGCCAAGCTTTCCCGTCTAATGGATGCGGAAACCTGGATGAATGCCAACAAGGCCGTGGAACTTGGATTTGCCGATGAGATTCTGCAGAGAGAACCGTCTTCCGAAAATGAAATGACGGAGGCTGCCGCTACAGCTTTCTCAAGGGCTAGTGTTACCAATTCACTGATGGAAAAGCTGTCTGCCCGATGCCGCATTGAGGCAAAACCAACTGAAACAAAAACCAACGAACGCTCCGTCGCTGATTTGATGGAGCGTCTTAACCTTATCAGAAACTAGGAGAAATTATGACTACTGTAAATGAACTTCGCGAAAAGCGAGCAACCGCCTGGAATGCCGCCAAGGCCTTTCTTGAATCCCGTCGTACCGACAAGGGAACTCTTACCGCAGAGGACGATGCTACCTACACCCGAATGGAGCAGGACATCACTGATTTAAGCAGGGAAATCGCCCGACTTGAACGCCGTGATGCTCTTGATGCCGAACTTTCCCGTCCGGTAAACACTCCCATCACCTCAAAGCCATCTGCTGCCGTTGGCTCTTCTGTTGCTGACTCTGCGGTAAAGCGCGGTCGGGCATCTGATGAGTATAAGAACGGCATGCTCAAGGCTCTCAGAACCAACTTCAAGCAAGTTTCCAACGTTCTGCAGGAAGGCGTTGATGCCGACGGCGGTTACCTGGTACCTGAGGAATACGACGATAGACTCATCCAGGTGCTTGAGGAAGAAAACATCATGCGTTCTCTGGGGCATGTCCTCAACACCTCCGGTGAACACAAGATTAACATTGCCGCCACCAAGCCTGCTGCCGCATGGATTGAGGAAGGCGGTGCGCTGTCCTTCGGTGATGCAACCTTTGCTCAGATTTTACTTGATGCCCACAAACTGCATGTTGCCATCAAGGTAACCGAGGAACTGCTCTATGATGCGGCTTTCAATCTGGAGAACTACATCATCACCGAGTTCGGCAAGGCTCTGGCCAACGCTGAAGAGGATGCTTTCCTTAACGGTACCGGTCGTGGTCAGCCACTCGGTCTCTTTGCCGAAACAGGTGGCGGTACTGCTGCTCTGTCTGCCGCATCTGTTAACACCGACCACATCATGCAGCTTGTGTATGCGTTAAAGAGACCTTACCGCAAGTCAGCATCTTTCATTATGCATGACAAGACCGTGGCTGCAATCAGACAGCTCAAGGACAACAACGGCATGTACCTCTGGCAGCCGGCACTGACTTCCGGAGAGCCGGACAAGCTCTTAGGCTACGATGTGTATACCTCACCGTTCTGTCCTGAAGGCAAGATTGCCTTTGGTGACTACAACTACTACAACATCGGTGACCGCGGTACCCGTTCATTCTCTGAACTTAGAGAGCTCTTTGCAGGCAACGGCATGATTGGTTTTGTGGCCAAGGAGCGAGTGGACGGCAAGCTGATCTTGCCGGAAGCGGTGCAAATCCTCACTATCACCGGCGGTAAGACCGTGAAACCCTAAGGCTCCATAACGGAGCTTTTTTTATGCCTTCATCATTCTGCTGATGGAGGCTTTTTTGGAGTTTAGCTATGAGCATGACACTAAAGGAAATGAAGAACTATCTGCGTGTTGACGGTACCGAGGATGACACGCTTATCAGGAATCTTATCTACTCGGCTGAACGGCTGTGTCTTGATGTGCTGAGAGCGGATTCGACCAAAGTGCTCTACGACTCGAAGTACGGCAGAGCCGCGGTGATGTATGCCGTCAACTACATGTATGAGCATCGCACCGAGGCTGACTACCGGGCATTGACGCTTTCCCTCCGTGCCATGCTGTTCGGCTCAAGGAAGGAGGCATTCTGATGGAAACCGGAACGATGAATGAACGGATCAGAATTTATGAACCGAAGTCTGACGGCAATCAGACCTCGCTTGATGAGTATGAGCTTTCGGGTTCGGTCTGGGCGAACGTGAGACAGGTTACCACCCGTGACCAGATGCGTTCAGGCGTTGAGGTACAGAGCGGTCAGATTACCATTCTGATCCGCTACCTTGCAGGTCTTTCCGATGACTGCCTTATCGAGTGGAACGGCAAGTTCTACGGCATCGATAACCTGTCTCCCGACAAACATAAGGGAGAGATTCTGATTGGCTGCAGCTACAGCGGACTTAATGAAAATCAGAGGTTTACCACATGATTTCAATCAGTGAAATGAAAGCAAAGGTTAAGGCTCTCGTTGAGGACCTCACCGGACTGAAAGCCTACTTTGATTTGGTGCCGAACAACATCAAGACCGGAGTTCTGATTACCCGGCAGGCTACCGAGTTTTCCGGCAGAACTGTTGATGGCGAGGCGCACGTTGCCCATCACGGTTTTGAGGTGTTTATCTTCTCGTTTCAAAGCGCAGAGTCCTGTGACGCACCGACGGATAAGCTGATTAATGCCGCTGACGGGAAATATTCAAAGGACTTCAGACTCATTATGGTAAACAGCATCACACCTACGGAGTATGACCCCGAGGTCGGATTCTGGGGCAATGTCATCAGCATGGAGTTTGTTGAACGATGACGATTGAAGTACATACAGACGGTGCTGACATTCTTGCTGAAAAGCTCAAGGGTCTGCCGCAGAAACTGCAGACTAAAATCAGCCGTGTGATTCTGAAGGAGGCGCTGAAGGAAACAGGAGCAAGAGAAGAACTTACGGGGTACATCGATACTCACTTCAAATCCCATACCGGAATCTACCGCAAGTCTGTATCCGGCATTAAAACCTCAAGGGTTCGCTCTGACCATAACCGGATTATTTCATACATACACTTTCTGCCGGTGAGCAAGGTTAAGGGCAGCAAGGAAGGCAAAAAGGCTCATATGCCGCCAAAGACTCTGAACCACTGGCTTAATGCCGGTACCCGTGACCATGCTGTTGGCAAAGGCTCAAGTCTTGAAGGCAATAAAGTCATTCAGCAGCTTATCGCCAACAAATATCAGATTGCCATCAACAAGGCTCGCCTTAATCTCGCATCTGCCAAAACACAGAAACAGAGGGATAAGTACCAGGGCATGATTGAACGCAACACCAATAAACTGATGGCAGTTAAGGCTCGTGCCACAAAGAAGGCAAGTCAGCATGGTGGCAAGGTTAAGGGTATATCTGCCCGTCATTTTATTGAAGCAATACAACGCAGGGTAGATCAAAACGCAGTGGCCATTGTGGTTCAGCAGGTTGAAACCTCTATGGCCGATTTATTGAAATAGGAGAAAACAAAATGGCTAAACATACACAGCTTTACGATTACAAGGCAAAAGAGCCGGTACTTCTTGGAGGTACTCATTCCCAGTTCTCAACCGATGATGGAGTTACCTGGCTGCCGCTTAAAGGCGCTCAGGAGCTTGGGGATATCGGTGACATTGCCGAATCCGTGGAATGCACCACCATCGATGATGACAGAAAGGTTTACTGCGGCGGTTTGAAGGACTCCGCTGAAAAGGAACTCACCATCTACTACTACGATGATGACGCCGACCAGCAGGCTCTCATTGCTGCCGCCAAGGAACAGCAGACGGTTCGCATCCGTCATCAGTGGCCTAACGGCACCAGAGCTACCTATGATTTGAAACTTCTTGGTTATCAGATTATGTCCGGCTCTGCTGACGGTTTTATGCAGCTTAAGGTTTCAGGCAGACAGGCATCTGATGTTGCCTGGTCAAATGCCGATGTAGCTGAACAGACTCAGACCGATGAACAGGAAGGAGAATAACCATGTCTTATTTAGATCAAATCAAGGGGCTGAAATTCAAAGTCAGCAAGGTGACCGTTGATGGTGTGGACTTTTACCTGCGTGAACTTTCAGGCAAGGCGCGTCTCGACTTTGAAGGCGAGCAGGATTTACAGCTTCGAGTGCTCAAAATGATGCACGCATCCCTCTGTGATGAAAACGGCAATCTTACCGAAAAGCCGGAAGACTTTGAAGCCTTTATGGAATCCGTGCCGAACAAGGTGCTGAACGCTTTGGTGAATGCCTTCTCGGCTCTCAACATCACCAGCGAGACCAGCTTAAAAAACTAATCCGGGGCAGTTTTACTTTCAGACTGGCGGTGAGAATTGCCCGGGAAATCCACCGCCCAATCTCTGAAGTTCTGGAATATCCCACCACCGAGTTTAACTACTGGGCGGTGGTTTTTCAGGAGGAATACTATGAGGCTCATCCGAAAGAAAGGTACAAAGCCGGAATGACGGAGAGCGATTGTGCCAGAGAGGTTGAGAAGTTTAAACAAATGATGAACAAACGGTAGCGTTATTGATGTACGATTTATCAACAGATTAGGCATCAGATAACAGTTGAATTATTTGTTGATACTAGTTAAATTACTGACATATGAATAGTACGGCCAATTGTTCACAGGAAGTTCCGTCCTGTATCACGGATAAAAATTCAGTGCTGTGATAAAATGACAGCCGATGATGTTGAGTTCGGGGAGGTTAAAGTCATGGGAAGTATTCTGAATCCGACCATGGAAAACAGCTTTGAAACACTGGTTAATTTCAAAGATAAAGACATATTTGTTGATAAAACGGATTTTATAGAAAAGATGTCTGCAAAGATCAATGCAGATAAACGTTTTTTTGCCGTAACCCGTCCCCGCAGATTCGGAAAAACCGTAACGGCCCATATGCTTTTAGCCTATTATTCCAAAGGGTATATCGGCACAAAAATATTTGACGGTCTGCATATTGCTGATAAAGACAACTATGCTGAACATCTCAATAAATATGATGTTATTTACATTGATATGAATACCATCGACGGATTGTTTGATGGTTATTCAGGTCAGAAACAGAAAGTCGAAGGTGTTAATGATCTGGTTGACTATTTCGAGTATTCAGTAATTAAAGATTTAAAATCGAGTAATGAATTTTCAAAATGTCTTGAAAAGCATCAAATTGGAAATATGGGACTTCTGGAAACTTTACTTGCAATCACCCAAGATTTAAATACCAGATTCATTTTTATTATGGATGAATGGGATCTGGTATATCGTGAATACCGTGATGACGAGGTTTTGCAGAAGAAATTTATCAAACTGTTAAAAAATCTGTTTAAATCTGATGGCGGTAAAGCTTGCTTTGCCTTAGCTTATCTCACCGGTATTCTTCCTATCAAAAAATACAACTCTCAGTCTGCGCTTAACGGTTTTGACGAATATAACATGCTTGCTCCTGGTGAGTATGCGACATACTTCGGGTTTACCGAGGATGAAGTTGCAGACATTGTAAAATCACCTAACTGTAAAGTGACACATCAGGATTTAAAGGAATGGTACGAGGGTTATAAAATCAAAGGTGTGGATATTTACAACCCTAACTCAGTGTGTAAGGCAGTAACTAGAAATGAATGTATCAGTTACTGGAGCGGAACTTCGTCCAATGAGGAATTTGTACGTTTGATCAATATGGATTTTGACGGCATAAAGGAAGACATCATCAATTTAATCGAAGGTGATGAAGTTACTTTCAGCTGTGCCAATTTCCAGAATGATATGGTAACCATAAAAGATAAAAATGATGTCTTCAGTCTTCTGGTATGCCTCGGTTACCTTGGATGTGCCGAAACAAAAAATCAATATCGTAAAGTTGCCTATGTTCCGAATGCCGAAATCAAAGCAGTGCTGATGGATATTGTCAGAGAGCAGAACTGGTATGAACGAATGGAAACCATCAGACGTTCAGAAAACCTGCTCAAAGCTATCAAGGAACTTGACGGAACAACCGTAGCCACAATTATTCAGGATATTCACAATTCTCCGGCTGTAGCTCTGCTCGACTACAATGATGAGGAATCTCTTACGTATTGTGTGATGACCGGTCTTTTATGGTCAACTCTTGATGATTACAGCTATCACCGGGAAGATCAGGCAGGAAAGGGTCGTGTTGATTTAGTGTATGAGCCGATAACAAGGAGACAGCCTCTTATTCTGATTGAGTTTAAGTATGACGACTCTGCCGAAGAAGCCATTAAGCAGATTAAGGAAAAAGAGTATTTCAAACGCTACGCCGGACAGTACAGAAATATCATACTTGTCGGAATAAATTTCAGCACCAAGACCAAGGATCACCAGTGCCTGATTGAAAAACTGGATAACTAATTTCACAACCAAAACCATTTCCCATGAAGGATCTCCTAACCGAGATCCTTTTTTTATTTTCAGGAATTTCAAATGAACGACAGCACCATCAGGCTTTCAGCCGACACGTCAGCTCTCTCGGATTCACTCTCCAAAATTGCCGAGGAAATGACTGCTATGAAGGACGCTGTTTCCTCCTCGGCTGCTGCCATGGGTGCAAACCTTGATGCCTCGGCAAAACAGGCAGAGGCTACCAATGCCGCAATTCACGGACTTGATGACAGCGTTAAGACCGTAACCGACTCCATCAACGAGCAGACCAAAACTGTTACCGACCTCGGCACACAGCAAAGTAAGGTAACAAAGGAAATCAGCAAGGCCTTAAATACTCAGAATACCCAGCAGAAAGACGCCAACACCACTCTTGCCGAGCAGAAGAAAATCATGCAGGAGCAGGAAACCGAAATCAAAAAGGTAACCAAGGCCGTGGACGCACAGACCGGAGTTCTGCAGAAAAATGCCGGCGGCTGGAAAATGCTGATGACGGGTTTTGCCATCAAGTTTGCCTCTGAAGTTGTTGATGGTTTTAAGAGCATCATTTCCACCGGACTTGAGGCCTCTCGTGTATATGAGGACATGTCTGCCAGGCTTACTCCCCTTGTTGGTGATCTGGAAACCGCCCAGAAAACCTTCTGGAGTCTGAACGGCCTTGAGGATGAGACAGCAACCGCTACGGATAAACTCGCTAAAGCCTTTGTGGATTTAGGCAACAACGGACTCACCAACTCAAACGAACAGCTTAAGACCTATGCCACCATCGCCCATGGAACCGGCAGAGACATCAACACTCTGACTGATGCGGTTATTGCTTTCTCGCAGGGCTCAACCAAAGCACTCAGGCAGTTCGGCATTACGGCAAAGGACAACGGTGACACCATATCTCTTACCTACAAAGGCTCAACCACCGAAATTGAAAAGAACAGCAAAGCTCTGGATTCCTATCTCTCTGATTTGGCAAAGAACAATTTTGACGGCGTACTGGAAGCTAAACTCAACACTGTATCTGCAGCTACCGGAAGACTTGATAATGCCTGGGGAACTTTCTGCACCAGACTCATGCAGTCAAACGGCGGTTTCGGTGAACTCATCATTATGGGTAATGACTTTCTGGCCAACACCCTGAACGGCATTTCCGAGTGGTTGGACGACCCTGCGGTGATTGAGTGGTTCCACAATCTTGCAAAAACGGTACGTGAGACTTTCGAGGGAATACGCACCGCATGGGATAGCGTGAAGGACTTTTTCAGCGATACCCTTGAGCTTATCGGGGTCGAGATGAAGGACGGTACCGGGAGTTGGAAACTCTTTTTTTCAAACTTTTTTCAGTTCGCGCAGATTGGTCTTTTGCAGCTCAGTCAGAAAGTCGGAGAACTGTGGGATAACACCGTCGGCTACCTCAATGCCATCGGTGAAGGTATCGGAACTTCTCTTTCCGGAGGAACCTTCTCGGAAGGCTTTGATTTTGCCCGGGAACGAACCAAAAGAGAGGCGGAGGAAACTGCAAAAATCTACAAGGCTACAATTGCCGGAATCGAAAAGGACATCACCGAATCTCAGAACCGTATTGCCGCTGAGCGTAAACGCATCGCTGAAAAGTACCAGAACAAGCCTGTAGGCGAAGGTACTCAGTCTGATGAAGGCTTAAAGATTGGTGCAAATAAGGACTCCGGCAAAGGTAAAAGCTCCGGCGGTGCTCTCTCCAAATCTGCCGAGGTCCGTGATACCTGGACGCCTTATTACGAGCAGATTCTGGAACTTGACCTCCGCTCTAAGAGTGATTTGGAACAGCTCGAATGGGAACATGCCAGGAAAATCAGTGAGTTAAATGCCGTTATAGCAGAGAACACAATAATCTCTGAAACCGAGAAGAACAACGCTCTGCTCATTCTTGAGCAGGACTATCAGAAACAGAAAGCTGAAATTGAAAAGTCAGCCATGGATTTTCTGAATTCTCTCAATCCCGAGGATGAGGAGATTGTCAGATTGCAGGAAAGCTACGGTAAGAAACTCGAAATGCTGGAGCAGTACCACAATGACAGACTGATTTCAGAGGAAAACTACCTGCAGGCGCATACGGCTCTGATGGAACAATACACCACAGAATCGACTGCGGCCAAACAGAAAAAACAGTCCGAGGATTTGAAGAAAATGATGGAGCCTTACGAGAAAATGGCTGATGCCACCATTTCAATTTCAGATGCCTTTGATGATTTGTCTGCCAATATGAACGAATCATCCGGTGCCTATAAGGCCTTATTTGCGGTTCAGAAAAGTTTTGCGGTAGCAAGTGCAACCATGGATGCGGTGCAGGCATGGATTAAGGCTTTAAATGATCCGACAGCAGTTACCTGGCCGCAGAAACTCGCCAACTACGCCTCCGCTGTTGCTACCACATCCTCCGCCATTTCTCAGCTTACCTCGGTTTCCATGCATGATAAAGGTGGTCAGCTCAAAGCTGGTGAATGGGGTATTGTGGGCGAATACGGACCGGAACTTGTTCAGGGACCGATGAGCGTGACTTCCCGAAAGGAAACCGCTGAACTTGCCCGTTCTGCCATTAACGGAGGCTCGGGAAACGGCTGCAATGTATGTGTGAACCTTTACGAGAATTCAGAAAAGGCGGGAACCGTTGAAACCCGCGGTGATGACGAACAGAGAATCGTAGATATTTTTATTGCCGACATCCGTCACGGCGGTTCAATGAGCAACGCTCTGCAGAGCACCTTCAATCTCAGTCGAATGGGAGCATAACCATGCAATTTTATCCTTCTTATCTGCCGCCTCCGCAGCAGAGAGGCTTTAACTACAAAATCAAACCCAACATCATCAGAACCCAGATGGCGGATGGTCACGTAAGACAGAGACTGGTTAATACCGGAACTCCTCATGAACTCTCTGTTACCTTCATTTTTTCTGATGAAGAGTATCGGAAGTTTATGGCTTGGTACCGAAAAGACATCAACTACGGTCAGGACTGGTTCTACATGCCGGTGCTGAATGAATACGGCAGCACTGATTCACTCTGCAGAATACAGAATGGCGAACTCTCTGCCTCGCTTAACTGCGTTAACAACAATGGTCCGTTATGGTCGGTGCAGTGCCGCCTTGACGTAGAACCGGGAATTGGCGGTGACGAGGTATGGATTGATCCGGAAGGCTGGGATGAGCTTTATGCCTATATCTGGGTTGCTTATTACACCAATTACGAGTGGCCGGGGATTAAGCTCAAAAAGAATAGATTCGGCTATTACGTTTTTAACCTGAATCTTCTCAAAGGATATCCGTATGACGGGTATGTGGAATTCAACGATAACAACGGCAATTCCACCTGGAGTTTTTATTCCTACGAAATCGATGACTGGTGTGGCCGCATTATCAAAGTCAAGCCGGATTCTGAAGAGGTGGAATACCTTTCATGGTTTAACTAAGGACGGAAAATGCTTTATTCTCTTGAAGAAATCTATGCCAGCGGTGGCAGACTGCCGATTGTTACGCTCACCATTACCAATGAGGCTATCGGCACTCTGCGTTATGTGCTGGGTTACGAAGACATGCAGCTCTGGGGAGACACCTATGAAAAATCTGCCTTTACGGTTTCAATGCCGGAAAGGTCTGACAGCGGCTTTTCCGATTTATCCTTCGGAGTTGATGGAGTAAGCGGTGAAGCCTACGAGTACATGAAACGGGTTATCGAAACTCAGACAACCACCTACATCACCGTTACCCAGTGGCATTACGAACACCGCGACAAGCTCTCTGAACTGACGCTCACCATCACCGGCGGACGCATCACCCGGGAATCGGCAACCTTCACCGCATCCTTCTGCGACATGCTGAATCTTGAGTTTCCGCGACTCCGCTATACCGCCTCTAACGCACCGGGACTTAAGTATGTGGCTTAACCATTATCTTCTCATCAGACACACACCGAACGGCAGGAAGTACCCGTTCCTTGACTGCTGGGGACTGGTCTGCGAGTTCTACCGCCGGGAGTTCGGCATTGAACTTGATGACTATACGGATTTCAGCATCAGGGACGGATATGAAAAGGAATCGGAGCGGGGCGGTTTTAAGGAAGTTCCGGAAATAGAGGCAGAAAAGGGCGATGTGATCGCCTTTTTTCGTCACGGTCAGATCTTCCATGTAGCTGTGTATCTCAGCAGAGGTGAGATGCTGCATACCGGACTTAACCGACACTGCCGGGTGGAAAAGATTAGATCGATGCAGTTTGTGGATTGCCGATTCTACCGTTATGCCATCAATGATGCAGGTCATGAACCTCATTTACTAAAAGTCTCTATAGGAAGAAAAAAATAAGTCTATAGGGGGTTTTAGTAATTAACCATCATGACTTGCATACTCACATTTGACGGGGCGAAAAATATGGAGAAAACATGAAACTTGAAATTGTAACCAGAGAAGACCTGTCCAGGGTACTCGAACAGATGGAGCTGCCCGAATACAGCGGCAGTCTGCCGGCTCTTATGAAAAGTCAGATCACCTCATACAATCCGACATTAAAACCATATCTGTCGCTTTATGTTAACGGCAGAAAGGTAGAACAGACTGAATGGCAGCACACCTTTATCAGTCGTGATGATCATTTAAAGTTTGTCATTGAACCCGGAGTAACCGGTACAGCCATTGCCGCCATCATTTCCGTGGTGGTAGCCGTAGCCTCTGCCGTTTATGCCATGGTGAGCATGAACAAACTGGGTAAACACAATCAGAAGGATTCCAAACAGGGAAACTCCATCTATGACGTGAATGTTCAGGGCAACAAAGTAAAGTTGATGGAAATCATTCCAGAGAACTTCGGATTCTTCAAACGCTATCCGGACTATCTTGCCGATAAGCATGTGTTTTACCGCAACAATACTCTGTTCTGCGACATGATTTTATGTCAGGGTATCGGCTACTATGATTACAAATCCGACCATTCCGACATCTACATCGGTGAAACTCCCATCAGTGAACTCAAGGGATGTGCGGCTCACATCATTGAGCCGGGAGTAAAGATTACCGCTGAAAATTCACCGGAGGACAAATCCTGGTACTGCTGGTATTCCTCCACCGAGGTCACCCAGAGCGGCCATACACTTAAAAGCGGTCAGGGAAAAATTGATACTTCCTCAAAGGACGGTGTAAATCTTGAGTTCAGCGGTAAGACCTTCAGTGGTTTTTCCTATCAGAGTTTTTCCCACGGTTATGGCGGCTGCTCCGGTGGCGGGACTGATGTTCACCGCATCAGAAAAACCTTTGATTTGAAATGGGCAGACGGAACTATCTTTGAGCTTTCCGGAGTTACCAATACCCGCAGAATAAGCACAGAAATTGTTTCTGCTGTATCTGATGAGAGCATAACTGTCATCACAGTGAAAAAAGATTCACTCATTCAGGATTTCAGTTATCTCCGGGCAAGACAGACTGAAGTTCAAACCAGTGTTGATGAGGAAACCGGTGAGGAGACACAGACCGAGGTGATTGTAAGAAACGGTGATTACGTAAGAATCAGTCTTTCTGCAGTAACATCAGTCTCATATGACACCATTCCTTCCGGCTCAAGCGGAGGAAAATCTGTCACCGAGGAGGAAAGCAACGATGTGTCTGCGCTCTGTGAAATCCTGGAGATAACCGCTGACGGTGACAATGTTACGCTGAAGTTCGACAGTTCGGATTTAACAGTTCCTGCCTTCCCGGATACAGTAGAACCGTCTCAGCCCTACACAAAGATTACCGATACGGCAAATCGGCTGGCAGGCTCTGTGTTTCAGCCGATGCCTGCGGATTATCCGTATGACGATAACGGCTTTTATGAAATCGTGAGTTTCAGAGATGGCGTCTATATGGTTAAAAGACTCAATGACAGCTATGGTGAAATTGCAGAGTGGCCAGGGTTCTTTTCCAGCGGAATCAATCAGGAGCATACAGTATTCACTCTCGTGAGCGGAATGGCAAGTGACGGCGGTTACGTTGGACCTTACCGGGCATGTCCGTATGGTGCGGTATCAAACATCTTTGAACTTGATTTTTCTCTGCCGTCAGGACTTGGAAAACTTAACGATGACGGTGATTTTGAGAAACTCACCATCACCATTCAGATTGAGTACCGCAGAGCCGGTTCGGATGATGAGTACACGGTGATTGAGAAATCATGGACTAACAGTACCAACGACCAGCTTGCCGAAACCATCAGACTTGAACTTGATGCAGCAGACAACTATGAGTTCAGGGTTCTCAGAACCTCAAAGGAGGACGGCTCAACCCGTGCTCTCGAGGAAATCAAATGGACCGGACTTAAAAGCGTCATCAGCACCATTGACCGGTATGACAACATGACCGTGCTCATCTGCAGGTTTAAAGGCAATGAAACCTTATCCGAGCTTTCCGAAAATCAGCTCGCTACTTACTGGACAAGAAAACTTCCTGCTGTGGGGTATTCAGATAATCTGCCGCTGACGCCGACAAGGGATATTGCTCCGGTGGTTCAGTACATTGTACGGAAATCCAAATACCGCAATATCCTTGATGTCGATACGCTGATGGAGTTTGATGAACTGTGGCGGTCTCAGGGACTTGAGTGTAACGGCTCCATCGACAGTGACAGCACGTTACTTGAAAGTTTACGCGATGTGCTCAACTGCGGCTTTGCGGTTCCTGTTGTTCGTGACAACACCTTATCGGTTAAGAGGCTTCATGCCGGAGCACAGCCAGTGCAGATTTTCACGAAGAGCAATATGACCTCAAGTCCGGTAATCACTTACTCTCTGCCAAAAGATGATGACGTGAACGAGGTGGTGGTTAATTTCACCTCTCCGGAAACCTATAAGACTGAAACGGTGTACTGTCACATTGATGAGGAAGGAAACAAACGCATCACTGATTATCCGGAATCCGACAATCAGGAAAGACTTGATGCCTGGGGCGTAACCGACAGAGAGCATGCCATTGCACTCGGTATGAGGCGACTGCGGTATCTCAGAAATACCAGAGTAACCTATGACATCAAAACCGAACTCAACGGACTCAACTGTCAGTTCAACGATTTGGTGGGACTTATGCTGGATGAGAACTTATCCAACATCACCGGCAGGATAACCGGAATAAACGGGCAGACCGTTACCACGGACATAGAGCTACCGGAAGATATCTGGGAAGGTATAGTGTATATCTCAAGAAAGGATGGCTCCTATGGTGAATATACCTTTTACCGTAATGACAGCCATACACTTTATCTCGATACCTACCCGGACATCGATTGGGACAGTGAGTTTGGCAAGTCTCTCGAATATCCGCTTTTTGCCATCGGTGAACTGCAGCTCTGCTGGGTTACTGCCGTTAAGCCGGAAAGCAATAACCGTTGTTCATTAAGTCTCATCAACTACTCGGAAGACATTTTCAAAGATGACATTAAGGAGAAAAACCAATGAAAGCATTTGTAGTTCTTGATGAGGGATATATCAATCAGGCGGTGGTATCCCTCAGTTCTTTTTTCAGATATAACCGCATTGAGCTGGTGATATACGCTCAGAAAGGCACAGACCTCAGTAGAGTTCTTGCCGTAGTTCCTGAAAACTTAGTGGAGGTACGCTACGTTACCTTTCCCAAGCATGAGCTTTTTGCCTCTGTTGGTGATAACAGACTGATGGTTCACCGCAGTGCCGTACCTGCTATTGCACAAAGGATTAAAGCTCTTGAGGAAGTTTCTGCAGAAACGGACTGTGTCCTGAACTTTGATTTGGACACTCTGTTTCTCGGCTCGGCAGTTCCTCTCCTTGAGGAGATTACGGCAGAGCATGAATCCTGCATCTTCGGAGTCAGCGAACGTGAAAACCGGGACAAGTGGATGAAGCAGATGAAACTTAAGGAAATCGTGAACACTCCGCTGTATTTCAACACCGGTCTTATGTGCTACAAGGCTGACTGCAAAGGACTGTATGAGAAGTTCATCAAAACGATTGAGGAAAAAGGAGACTTCATGTACTGCCCGGAGCAGGACTTTGTGAATCTTCACTTTAAGAAAAAGCATCAGCTTTCAGGTGAGTTCAATGCTATCTGGTTCAATCCGGGATACAAGGAAATGGCTCCTCTGATGGTGCATTATCTCTCAATGGAGAAACCATGGAATAAATTCATCTATCTTGATTTCCGAGCCTATGCCTGGTGGAAGAAATACCTCTCCGCCTGCGAACGGGTGGAAGGATATCTAGACAGAGACTTTATCGGACGGGTACGAAGTAACGTAAACAGAGTTAAATGACGGGCGGCTTAACAGTCGCCTTTTTTATTGGGAGAAACAAAATGAGAGAGCTTTGGAATATGCTCCAGGCAGTATTTACCGGAATTGGCGGATGGCTGGGTTACTTTCTCGGAGGTTGTGACGGGCTGCTTTATGCCCTGATTGCCTTTACGGTTATCGACTACATCAGCGGTGTTATGTGCGGGATAGTCGATAACAACCTATCAAGCTCCATCGGGTTTAAAGGTATCTGCCGTAAGGTGGTTGTCTTCATGCTCGTGGGCATTGCCAGCATTCTGGACACGAGAATCTTTCAGACCGGAAGTGTCCTCAGAACCGCTGTGATTTTCTTTTACCTTTCAAACGAAGGTATCAGTCTTCTCGAGAACGCTGCACATCTCGGTCTGCCGATACCGATGGTGGTCAGAAAAGCCTTAAACCAGTTACACGATAAATCAGAAAATAAGGAGAACGAAAATGGCAAATAGTCCATTAGTGAGTTACACCAAATTGAGTCCGAACCATTCCGGTAAAAGGACTCACACCATTGACCGCATTACACCTCACGCTGTTGTCGGTCAGCTTAGTGTCGAACGAATCTGCGACTGCTTTAAGGACAGAAGCAGACAGGCAAGCTGCAACTATGCCATCGGTGCTGATGGCAGAATTGGACTTTGCGTTGATGAGCAGAACCGCTCCTGGTGCTCATCATCAAGAGATAACGACCAGCGAGCAGTTACCATCGAGTGCGCATCAGATCTGACGGAGCCTTACACCATGAAGCCGGAGGTGTATGCCGCCATGGTAGATCTGTGCGTTGATATCTGTAGAAGGAACGGAAAGAAACGACTGCTGTGGATCGCTGATCGGGATAAGGCTTTAATCTATGAGGTTAAATCTGACGAGATGTTGCTGACGGTTCATCGCTGGTTTGCTCGAAAGAGCTGTCCCGGAAACTGGCTATTCGGGAAGTTGGGCGATTTGGCTCAGGAAGTAAATAGCCGACTTGGGGAATAAGGAAAAAGCCGACAGAAAGGGACTGTCGGCTTATAAAAATAATTCAATTTTCAAAAGGCATTTGTTTCCTACTAATTTAAAAGCAGACATGCTATTCGTCTAGCACATATAACGAAAACTCTAAAGTACTCGTAAGGTCTTCAAATTTTTCTTGGTTACTTAAACTCTTTCATAATAAAGGGAGAACTGAATTATATATTCATAAAATACCTTCTATGTGCTGCACAGCAAGAGACATACACGCAACGGCGACCGAGCAACAGAATCCAAGTGCAATTGGTCTGCCACCATTCCGTAGGAGATCCCAAATTTTAGTGTTCAATCCAATTGCACACATTGAAAGAACAATTCCGAATTTACCAATATTTCCTAACATCGCTGATACTTGTTCTGGCAATATCCCAGCAGTGTTAATGACACTAGCAACTACAAACCATAGAATAAACCAAGGAAAGATTCTTCTAAAGTTTAAATCTTCTCCATTATTCTGACTTCTTGTTGTTATAAATGAGAATAACAGACATACAGGTACAATCATGAGTGCACGGGTAAGTTTTACAATAGTGGCGAAATACCCCGCCTCAGGACTGTATGAATATCCAACGGCTACAACTGAAGAAGTATCATTCACTGCTGTTCCTGACCACATGCCAAAGCCAAAATCAGACATCCCTATAGCATGACCAAGAAATGGAAAAATGAAGACTGCAATTACGTTAAAAAGAAAAATTGTTGAAATCGACAACGTAATATCTCTGTCTTTTGCTCCTATAACCGGTGCAACAGCAGCTATTGCCGAACCGCCGCAGATTGCAGTACCGGCACCGATGAGAGTAGAGATCATGGTATTCAGTTTAAGCAGTTTTCCTATCCACCATGCAACACCAAAGGCTGTAATCAGCGTAAATAACATTACGGATAATGACTGAGATCCAACCTTCATAACATGAAACAGGTTCATTTCGAATCCAAGAAAAATTATGGAATACTGCAGAATCTTTTTCCCTGTAAAACTTATTCCTGCCTCAAATGAAGTAGATCGTGGTAATAAGGCAAAGAGCATCCCGATGAGAATTCCAAAAACAGGACCACCAATAATAGGGAATGAAATCCCAAGATAATATGAAGGAACAGCCAGTATCAAAGCAAAAATAACGCCTTTAATCACATCATGTTTCATACCACCAAACTCCAGAAAAATTTATTTATCCTTATGTGTATGCTAGATCATACATCTTGGACTCCCCATTGTTAAATACTATGATTTTATGATATATATAGGTAAAAGCCTATGTATGATAAGGGGATGAGATGACTTTTAGGCACTTTAAGATTTTCCTGCAGGTATATGAGTCAGGAGGAATGACAAAAGCTTCTGAAGCTTTATTTATTTCTCAGCCTACAGTAAGTCAGGCGATTAAGGAACTTGAAGAACACTATCACACAAAACTTTTTGAACGCCTTGGTAAGAGACTCTATCTTACTCCCGCAGGAAAGAAATTGCTCCATTATGTAAAACATATAGTAGGATTAATGTCTCAGACAGAATCTGCACTAAGAGATTATTCTGATGTGAGCCCGCTTCGAGTTGGGGCTACGCTAAGTATTGGAGAGAGTGTTTTTATACCGCTACTCTCAGAGCTTAAAAGTAAATTTCCTAGAAGGATTATATACTCAAATATTCACAACACTGCCATACTTGAAGAACTGCTTCTTAAGGACGAACTCGATGTGGCACTAATAGAAGGAAAAGTTCAGTCTGAATTTCTCCGAAGAATTCCTTTTATGGACGATGAACTGATTTTTGTTGATGCTCCTTCAACACCAAAGATAAGAAAATTATCTGACCTAGAGAAATTGTATTTCATCACACGTGAGTTCGGCAGTGGTACAAGAACGTTATTTGAAGGGGAATTGAATAAACATAATATCTGTCCTCATATTATAGGTGTATACAACAATTCTGAGAGTATTAAACAGGCGGTGAAGGCTGGTTTTGGAGTGTCAGCACTATCTAGACGAATAGTCGAAAAGGATCTTAATGAGGGAACTCTTATGGAATTCACTGTGCCTGAAATTAGTTTTAAAAGAGTGTTTAATATCGTCCATCATGAAAACAAATTCATTACTCCTGTCCTTGAATATTTCATGAGTATATGTTTGAACTATCGAAAATAGTTTAGGTAATTCACAGAATAACTGAATTAAGACCACCTAGGAAAGCAGCCGACAACTAAATGGTTATCGGCTCCAGTACCTTAGAAGGGGAGTGAACAATCTTGCATCGAAAGTAACGGAAAGGTTATGACTGTATAGATGACAAAACTATTGCCCGTGAGGATCTCTTCGGGGGTCACTCTACATTGGGGAAGCAATTTTTACGAACAGGTTGGTAAAGATCTGAGAAAAGAACTGCCTGATGTAAAGTCTTTTTCCGCCCGAAATCTCCGGTACATGCATCAGTTCTACTGCCTTTTCCCAATTTTGCAACAAGTTGTTGCAAAATTAGATTTTAATCCCAAAGCCGACTGCGTTTCATGTGATGAAATCTTTTTGATCCCGTGGGGGCATATTGTTCAAATCATGAATAAGGTCAATAGAAACCGTGATAAAGCCTTATTTTACATACACAAAACCCTCGAGAACAACTGATCTAGAGCTGTACTGATGAACTTTCTGGATACAGACCTCTATGAAAGACAGGGCAAAGCAGTAAGTAATTTTGATCTTACTCTTCCTGCTCCTCAAAGCGATCTTGCTCAGGCTATTACCAGAGACCCGTACACCTTCGATTTTCTTACCCTCCGGGAGAGCTATGACGAAAAAGAACTGAAAGATGCTCTTATGGATAACATTACCAGATTTCTTCTTGAGCTTGGTAACGGCTTTGCCTTTGTTGGGCGTGAGTATAAGCTTGAAATTGGAAACACAAACAACTTCATTGACATGTTGTTCTACAATATCAAACTTCATTGCTATGTGGTCGTTGAAATCAAAGTGAAGGAATTTGATTCCGGTGATATGGGGCAACTCGGAACTTATATGGTTGCCGTTAACCATCAGCTGAAGAGTGAAAATGATGGACCTACGCTGGGGCTGTTAATCTGCAAATCAAAAGATAACGTCAAGGCTCGTTATGCGCTTGAAGCCAGCAGCCAGCCTATGGGAATTTCCCAATACGACATAACCACCTTTATTCCAGAAAAATTCAAAGGAAGTTTACCTACCATTGAGGAAATCGAAGCTGAAATATCGGCCAATGAGTTATCTGCCCCAAAATAGCAAAATAAAGAGGGAACACTATATCAGCATTCCCTCTCTCATATTTCGCAATTATTTAGAACCAAACGCTCCGAATATAATTATCAGAACTATTACGGCTATAGCAATAAAGTTTGTAAAAGAATTTTCAGATTCTAATACTCGAAGGGGATCTACTCCTGCATAAGAAACAGAACTTGATAAGATCCAAAAGCATATAACCCGGTTCATACTTGCACTCATAAAACCTTAAAAGATTATTTACAATATGATGGCGGATTGTAACCGTTGCATTTCTCAAGCATTTTTGCCCTTTCTCTCATCAACTTTGATTCTTGTTTCATGTACTCTGTTCTAGCTTCTTGCTCTTCACAATTTCTTCTAGCTTGACCACTCTCCCAACTACAATCTGCAATAGCAGGAACAGTTATACAAACATTCCCCAAAACCAAACACACAGCCATCAAAATTAATTTCTTCATAATTACTTATACCTCTCAATTAACATGGAATCCACGAATCACCAATTACATCGCCACCTACTGCAACGTAATTACCAAAATTTGTAATCATAATTAAACGATTGTTTTCGTTTTTCAAAGAAACAGAAACTAACTCTCCTGGTGTTCTCAATGTGCCGATTTCATTTGCTTCCATGCCAATAAAACCTCTAAAATCAATTACTTCCCAGTTCTGACAATCCGTTGATCTTGAAATCGTTAAATCATCGTTTGCTGTAAAAAAGTACCTTACACCATCGCTGATCACTTCAACAATATTTTCCATATTCTCCTCCGTTTATCGATCGCTCCTCTTACAAGTTTACCATTGTTTTTTTTTTGACCAGTTTTGGGCTTACTTTGATCTTATATCTGTGATCAGACTATAAAACATTCATATTTTTTGAACTTCATCATATTCAATGTCATCTTCCCCCTGCTCACCAAACAGCCAATCACCCACATTCCCAAAAATAAATCCGCTCAAATCAGCCACTGATGTCTAATCTCAAGCATTCCACCTCTTTGTAAATCTCCTCTGTTTCTATTCACAGAACAGTTGAACAAATTTTTTTTGTAAAAACCGGTTACTTCTGGGCATTAGTAGGTAGGAGCAATAGTTTTACAGGAGAACCGCAATGCAAGTTACCGAAGTTACATCCGCAACTACCAAGCCAACCGCGCTCAGCCAGATCACACATGAGCAGCTGCAGCATGAATTCAATTTTCTGCGGGCTGAACATTTCACTAAAACCATGCTCAATCAGGGACTTATAACGCCTGATGAGTACCGGAGGATCATGGTAGAGAACGTGGTCACTTTCCCGACATTTATCTCGCAAATCCTTTGATTATTGAGTTGATAGTGTTCCAACACAGAGCAAATATGTTACCGACAAAACGGATTGCGAGAAGCAAACACTGATCACTTTAAGGAGCAATTATGCACATAAAACAAATAAGCAGTTATCCGGAACTGCACTTCGAGCGTAACCACGCTAGTGATGATCTTCTTCAGGAGTTCAACTTTCTGAGAGCGGAGCTTTTCACCCGGAAACTTCTCAGCCATGGACTCATCAGCCGTGATGAGTTTCAGTTAATCATGCAGGAAAACAGACGGACTTTTCCGACCTTTCTGTCATCAATACTTTAAGGTGACTGCACATGAAGAAGGTTATCACTATCGAGCCAGCCAACGCTCATCAGCCAAAGAAGAGACTCCGGGTTGCGGCATATTGCCGGGTGTCATCAAGCATGGCAGATCAGCTTGTCAGCCTTGATGCTCAAAAGGCTCATTACGAAGAATACATCACGTCAAATCCTGAATGGGAGTTTGCCGGACTGTATTACGATGAGGGAATTTCCGGAACCAAGAAGGAAAAGCGTCCGGCACTTCTGCAGATGATGACGGACTGCGAGAACGGGAAGATTGATTTCATTGTCACCAAGTCTCTGAGCAGATTTGCCCGTAACACCACAGACTGTCTTGAGCTGGTACGCAGACTTCAGAAACTTCACATCCCGGTTTACTTCGAGAAGGAGAATCTCAATACCGGTTCGATGGAAACAGAACTGTTTCTTTCAGTAATGAGCAGTCTGGCAGAGAGCGAGTCAGTTTCTATTTCCGAGAACAGCAAGTGGGGAGTACGGCACCGCTTTGAGAATGGCTCCTTTAAATTCAGCTATGCGCCATACGGCTACACTCTCGCTGATGGGGAACTTGTCATTAAAGAGGATGAGGCGGAATGGGTGCGGTTTATTTTCAATGAGGCTCTGACGGGGAAGAGCGCACGTCAGATTGCTGCCACGCTGAATGAGAAGAAGGTTCCAGCCAAGAGAAAAGGCACATGGACTGCAGCCTCTGTGCTCTGGATTCTGCGAAATGAGAGGTACAAGGGCGACTGCCTTTATCAGAAAACTTATACGGACTTCCGTCTCAGAAGGCATCTGAATCATGGGGAAGTAGACCAATTCTATGAGGAAAACCACCATGACGCCATTGTCAGCAGGGAGGTTTTCGAGGCTGTCGGCAATGTTATCAGTCATGAACAGCAGGAGAAGAACAGGTCTGAAGGTAATTCAAAATACCAGAACCGCTATGCCTTTAGTGGAAAGCTGATCTGCGGCGAATGCGGAGCATTCTTCAAACGCAGGATCAACATTACCGGAAGGCTCAAATATCCGGCATGGGTATGCTCAGTCCACCATAAGGACGGGAGACGGTGTTCAATGAAGTATGTTCGAGAGGCTGCTCTTGAGACTGCCTTTACCACCATGATGAATAAGCTGATTTTCGGCAGAAAGGAGGTGCTGCAGACACTTCTTGATAACCTCACTACCCAATCTCACAAGTCACGACTCAGCAGAATTGACGTGGTGGAAAGAACCCTGAATGAAATGCAGGAACGCAGACGTAACCTCACTTCCATTATGACCAAAGGTTATCTTGATCCCGCCACCTTTACCCGGGAGAGTAATGAAATCACGGTTGAGACTGAGAAACTCACAGCAGAACGGGATCAACTGAAATCTGAAATCAACGGTGAGCTGACTAAGACCGAGTCCTTGAGAGACATCATCAGATTCACGGGCAAGAGCGAAATGCTCTCCGACTTTGATGCCGGGCTTTTTGAAAGGTTTGTAGATCATGCGGTTGTGAGTTCCAGAACGGAGCTGGAATTTCATCTGAAATGCGGAATGAAGGTTAAGGAGACAATTGAATGAGACTGAATAATACTTTTTTCGGATACAAGATTGTGGACGGCAGGGCGGTAATTCATGAGAAGGATGCCGGTAAAGTCAGATTGCTTTACAAAGGATATCTTTCCGGGCTGAGTTACATCGATGCGGCAAAGGCTGTGGGGTTAGACCTGCATGCCTCATCGGTAAAAATGCTTATGAGAAATGCCCGCTACACCGGAGATGATTTTTACCCTGAGATCATTGATCGCACCACCTTTGATGCGGCTGAAAGGGAACGATTACGCAGATGCTCTGTTCTCGGGAAGAAGGAAGGGCAGAGCAAAGAAAAAGCCCCCGGAACTGCACCGCAGCACTTCTCCTTCAGACAGGGCTTAAAGCAGTTCAGAGATCCGTTCAGACAGGCTGAATACATTTACAGTTTAATTGAGAGGAAGGTTTAAACATGGGAACAATTACAATGATCCCTGCCAAGAGACGAATCGGCAGCAGGGTTGTTCAGGACGAAGTACCAAAGACCAGAGTGGCAGCCTACTGCCGTGTGTCTACTGATACTGATGAACAGGCAACAAGCTATGAGGCACAGGTGGAGCACTACACCGAATACATCAAGAAGAACCCGTCATGGGAATGTGCCGGAATTTATGCGGATGACGGCATCTCCGGAACCAACACCAAAAAGCGGGAGGAGTTTAACCGGCTTATAGATGATTGCATGAAGGGCAAGGTTGATATGGTGATAACCAAGTCAATAAGTCGTTTTGCCCGTAATACACTTGACTGCCTTAACTACATCAGAAAGCTCAAGGATAAGAACATCGCCGTTTATTTTGAAAAAGAAGGAATTAACACGCTCGATGCCAAGGGCGAGGTTATGCTCACCATCATGGCATCACTTGCTCAGCAGGAAAGTGAAAGTCTTTCACAGAACGTCCGCCTTGGTCTGCAGTACCGTTACCAGCAGGGCAAGGTGCTGGTTAACCATACCCGGTTCCTTGGATATGACAAGGATGAGGACGGTAACCTCATCATCAATAAGGAAGAAGCCGAGGTGGTGAAACGCATCTTCCGTGAATATCTGGAAGGGCAGAGCTTTTACGGTATTGGCAAGGGACTCGAGGCTGACGGCATCAGGACTGCAGCGGGAAGTTCCCATTGGCTGAATTCCTCCATTAAACTTATCCTGACAAATGAGAAGTACATGGGTGATGCACTTCTTCAGAAAACGATCACCACAGACTTTCTGACTAAAAAGCGGGTGGCAAATCGCGGTATCGTTCCGCAATACTATGTGGAAAATAACCATGAAGCCATCATTCCGAAGGAACTTTTTATGCGGGTTCAGGAGGAAATGCAGAAAAGGTCAAGGCTTAAAACCACAACGGGAAAACGCAGACAGTACAGCGGTAAGTTTGCTCTTTCAAATCTTGTTGCCTGCTGCCATTGCGGAGGTTTTTATCAGCGAACTCACTGGAATATTCATGGCAGAAAGAGCATCGTGTGGCGATGCCTTTCACGGCTCAAGCAGAAATACTCGGAGGTTGAATGCCACTCCCGAACCATAAAGGAATCGGAACTTCAGAACGTTGCAGTTAAGGCAATCAATGAGGTCTTTGCCAAACAGGACACTTATATGTCTCAGCTGAAGACCAATATTGAGAAGGCTCTCAGTTCCACCAATGCGGATGCGGTAGCCGAGATTGATTCCAGGATTGCTGCATTGCAGAAGGATCTTCTCAAGAGAATAAAACAGCGACAGGACTGCGATAAGCTCGGTCAGGAGATCACCGAACTTCATGAAAGAAAATATCAGTTGCAGCTCAATGATGCCGAAAAAGATGGAACCCGTCAGAAGATTTCAGACCTTAAAGCCTTTCTTGATGAGCAGGAAACCCAGATTGTCGAATATGATGAAGCACTAGTCAGACGGCTGATAGAGCGCATCACCGTCCATGATGATCACTTCACCGTGGAGTTCAAATCCGGGGTGGAGGTTGAGGTTCAAGGTTAGATTATGGCTGCCGGACTTGGTTCCGGCTTTTTTGTGTCTCTAATACTGCCTTACATTCTTGATTTGCTTTCAAATTAATTGCAATATGAAAAGACGAGTTTTGAAAATAAAAAGTTAATATGTTTCTTGTGCATAGGTTAATATGTTCTTTTTTGCCTTTTTGTATAAACGCATTACAAACCTAGACACCGCTATGCACTGGTCGTTGCACGTTGAGACCGTGGTTTTACTGTCAAGGGAGAAATAGATCCCCTCTGAAAGCCCTTGAAATCAAAGGATTTGCGGGGTGTGGTGCTTTTTTAAACATGACTGTAAAACAGGATTTATGCTGTATGTATGAACACATCAATGGTATGAGATACAGCATAGTTGAGAATACTGTTTTGCTTTTGGGTAGGTTGCAGATAGCGTTGTGATGTCATAAAAAAGGAAATTGTATGGGATCAGAAAATAAAAGCGGATTACCGGAACCTTTGCCAGATGAGGAAAATTCCGAGGTAAATGGTGGAATATGTGAAAGCAAAGAAGGTGACCATGATGATTATGATGACGATATTCCTCATGATGAAAAAGCTCAGTTTCTCAGAGTTCTAGTACTATTTTTAGCAGGTGGGCTTATTTGGTTTATTTTTCCATATATGTATATTTCGTCTGGTGTAAGTTTCAAACCGGGTGATTTCTGTGGGTTCTTTTGCTTTTTGGCAGAAATATGTTATTTGAGCCTTAGACTAGCAGCGTCGGTAACAGAAGCCGTTTTAATTTCTATC